TCTTCATCGAAGCGAGTGATCGCTTCCAGAGCGTATTTGCTTACTTGACTACGAAGTTCCACAATCTCAGCATATGCCTCTGAAATTGTACGAATTACATCAGGTGGCAGATCTTGCCTTTTGCTCAGAACGCGAAGTTCATAGGCAATGTCTTTCATCGTCGCCGCCTTCCAACCGCACCAACAATCGCAAGCAGGGCAAGTGCCGATGGTGCAGGAACCACCGTGTAGTTGAGATTATCGATAGCGAGATGGGAACTAAATGTGTTGGTGTAGATTTTGATCTCTGTGATGTTGTTAAGCGGACCAGGATATCCAGAGGAGATGTTTAGTTTTACCCGCTGTGCTGCTGTGAGTTGTGTAGTATAAGTAAACACACCCTCTCCGTATCGGTATCCCTCTATAACTACTGCGGTCGAATTCCAAACTGATGTGACTTCAATGCTGTTGAGAATCCAAAGATCATCACGACGAATGCGGTAGTTCTTGTTCTGCTCAGAACCCCACGGGGTAAACAAAGCACGATCCCCGATGATTCCCTCATCGTATCCTGCGTATCCCCCACCACCAACGAGATCGTAGTATCCCCATTGAAAGTTTCCTTGGGAGAATGAACTTGTGAAGTGGAATCCCTCGTATGAGGAGAGGTAATCCCAATAGAATCCCGTGGTAGCGGAACTCATACTAGGAGTTGTTGGAGCAGGAAGGTTCTCAAAGGTGCAGAGAGTCCCAGTTCCGTGTGCTGTCGTTGTGATAAATGCTGTTGCGATTAGTGTCTTCATTGTGTGTTCATCCTGTAATGCATATTCTTTCCTGTTCCAAGTTTGACACCCTCTCCTGGTGGACGCACTTTTTCGGATTCTGTGGCAATCGGACGAATCTGATGCGCCCACAAATTCCCTTGACACTTCACCATAAAAAGTGTTGTTGTGAGAATTGTTATAGTCACAACATAAAGAGTATGTCTAATCTTTGGTTTCATTATGGGTTCTCCTTATAGCAATCCCAACCTTCCGCTTCTGCGATAGATTCTTTTGTGGCAGGGGATGGTGCTTGATCGTATATCAATCCACACGCAATACGCCTTGCCTCATCCCGTTCTCCCCGCGCCTTATCGAACATATCCCAAAACTCATCGCGCTCCTTACAGACTTCATTGAAGCGTTCTTCCCAACTCTTGATTTGGTTTTGAAGGCGTTCGATCTCGTCGGCAGCATCATGAATGATGACCATGTTGTAGTTGCCAACATACATCTTACGAAGTTCTTTTGGGTAATCAATGTTTTTCATAATAGCACGGGTGGGATTCGAACCCACACTGTGTTGATTTTAAGTCAACTGACTCTGCCGTTGGTCTACCGCGCCGTAGATTTCCATCCCAACTCAACAAGAAACCTGTCACCGTTCTGATGCTCTATTGCATGACAATTTGCACAGAGAAGAATGCACTTTGCAAGTTCTTCCTCATAGTTGCCTTTTTCACGCAATAGAACATTTGCATTCAGATTAAACTCCTTACTGGATGGATCTGTATGATGAAACTGCAATGCCGCTGGATGTTTGTCCCACCCACATCTAGAACACTTTCCTCCCTTTGCAGTCACCAGATCATACTTAACTTTCCATCTACGCTTGCTCACTGCACAAGAATTGCATTGAGTTCTTCTGTCACCTTTAGATCTGTTGGGGTTTTCTCCCATGTCTTTACCACAGTATCTGCATTCGCACATATTAGCATCCTCCGCTAATATGTATACATCAGAAATGCTTCGGGCGGGTACTGCCCCCGCATGGGTACGGTTTAAAAGACCGATGCATTGCTTGTCTGCCACCGAAGCGACTTTCACTCAGCCATTCAAAGTAGTCCCAATCTTGCGGAACGACTTGATGGTATTCATATTGAATGATCGCCATTGTGCAGAATCCATGTCCCACACAGGAATCACATCTGGACCACCACCCTCCTCATTGAGGAGGGTTTTAGTGTTGGTGATTGGTGCAATGCTTGCAGATCGCGTACATCGAAGTGTACGCTCCGTGCCGTCTGCCTTGGTAAACACCACTTCACAGACTCCTTGGTGGAGTGATTCGACAATTTGTGTTTTTTCCATTTTCATCCACCCTTTGCTTTGAGTTCAGTGAACAACATCGTTGATGCGGTGCGAGGAGTCCCCTCTGGCGGGTTAGATACGGCTGACGGGGAAGCCCCCGCCAGAGGGGATGTTTTCGCTCGCTCAAAAACAGATTGCTTCTTCTTTGGTGGAGACTTCACCTTTGCATGAGTGAGGCTCTCACGATTCTTGCTCTTCCAACGGTTTCGTGCCTTGCGGTGCTTTCTAGCAACACTCTTTGCTTTACTATTTGGCATCTCATTGACTCCTTGAGTTTTGAATTACTTCAACGATGCCGTTGCCGACATCACCAACCTTCTTGTTCACTATGGTAAGTTCTCCGCGAATGGAGTCAAGACGCTTCATGCACTCATTGAGAAGAATGTTTGGATCCTTGTCTTTGAATGAATACATCTTTTCCAATTCTGTAATTTCGTATTCAGAAGGGAAGTGCTTGAGTCGATCCCTCGCTCGCTTTCTTATTTCTCTTGGAACCTTTGGAGTTTCCTTCGGATCCATCAACGCCAGCATGAAGTGCCGTGCGTTTCGTATAGCATGAAACATCTCGCTTGGTAGCGTCATCTTCGTACTCCTGATCGTAGATCACTGGAAAACCTTTCCAGTCTTTCTCATCTATCTTGCAGATTGAATACACTTGGTCAATCTTCATAGATTTCCGTAGTGCATTCATCGAATCGCACATTTGAATTGCGAGATTCTTTTTCTTGAAGAACAAGAAACCACCCCCATCTCTCAGGAGGTGTTCCTTGTCTTCACGGATTGAGATTGCATAACATGGCATGGAAGAAAGCCACCTGTGAGATTTGAACTCACGACCCTCGCATTACAAATACGATGCACTGCCGCTGTGCTAAGGTGGCTTGAGTGGTTGCGGAGGGATTCGAACCCCCGAAGACTATGTCAGCAGATTTACAGTCTGCCCTCGTTGCCGCTTGAGTACACAACCGAACTGATCTGACTGGATTCGAACCAGTAACCCTCGACTTAACAGGTCGATGCACTACCGTTGTGCTACAGATCAACGGACAGAGAAGGATTCGAACCCTCGGACGATTTCTGGAACCATCGGCGGTTTAGTAAACCGCAGCATTAGACCACTCTGCCATCTGTCCAAAAAGCGGGTAACGGGATTCGAACCCGTGAGGAAAGTTTGGAAAACTCACATGTTGCCGCTACATCATACCCGCAACGAAATCGCGTTATTCGCAGAATGCGCGAACCCTCTGCCGCCACTCATGGTAGACGGACACCATCAATCATTAGCGACCGCGCTTGCACGATTCAGCGCACTTGCTATCAACACATTCGTTGACTTCACGCTCAACTTCATTGATGCGAAGGTTGAACTCACGCTCAACGTCATCAATGCGACGATACACATTGTCGTTCTCTTGGAAAGAACGCTCACGGTTGAACTGCGAATAGTAATACAACGCGAGAGATGCGAACAGGGCAATCAAACCGTAGTTTGCCTTCTGTGCTGCATTTGCGCTCTCTGGTGAGAGGAACGTGAACCACACAAAGACGAGAGCAGAGAGAACACCGACATACTTGAACACGCTGTTATTGGTAAGTCCGAACATTGCAAAATCTCCTGTGAGTCGCGAAACTGTTGGCTTTCATCGCAGCGACTCATATGCGAAGAGCCTGTTTGAGAAATACGCCGTGTTGGATTCGAACCAACTCTTATTCGGTTATAAATCGAACTGAGGATGCCAAGACCTCCCACGGCGCGTTGTTCACTTACTCTATCGTGTCTTCGGCTGCTGTCAACTCCCTCTTCAGAAGAATCTTTGACTTCTTGTTGCTGACGTGTCCGTTCTCATTCTTGTCGAGGTAGTTCGACTTCTGACGATCATCGTCGTGACCAAGACGATAGTTGATGGTATCGGCTTCGGTCTTCACACCCGACATCAGAATGTTTTCGATGGCAGACATGATAGCAATGCTATGCTTGATTGCATCATCTTCGGTGAGGTTGAGCGGAATGTCGATGTGCAGTCTGTAGCCCATTAGATCCCTCCTTCGGGAGCGGGTTGAGCCGCGACTGCCTCCTTCTTGGAATCGTTTATTGCCCATATGTACGCAGGACCAGTCCAATGGCAATGCTTCAGACCATTGTCCTCATCATAGAGGTTTCCGCGAATGTGGTTGAGGCAGGGAGCCTTCCAACTCGCGGCACGGAAGATGTCCGCAGTCCGCTTGTCGATGAATCCCCACGCAGACTTCTTCTTAGAACCGTCTACATCGGTTCGAACGAGAATGATACGAATGTACTTGTATCCTTCTTCGTAGTCTGCTGTGCTAGATGATGCTGTTGATGTTTCGACAAGTGTCTTGAGGCTTGTCATAAACGTATTGAATGCTGCCACGAACTTGTGATCGAATTCCATTTTCATGTTTCACTCCTTCATCGGATCGTTTCGTTTACGACCCTGCGAATGTCATTTTCAGTCTTAGCAAGGATGTCGCACCAAAGTTGCTCCCTTGCATTCACTTTCGTCATTGCCGACTTCACCACTAGGATGAGATCGTGGATCATTGCTTCCTTGCGAGAGTCACTAACTCCTTCAAACATGTTCTTCTCCTCCATAATACCAGTCTCCTTTCCTTTGACAATGGGGGCATCGTCATCTGGGTTGGAGTCAGTATCTATGAGCATACGGAACAATTTCACAAAGCCACCAATCTTCCTATATCTATACGTCGAGGAGTCCTTCCCTCAACAAGTTGCGCTCTGAAGGACACCATGACCTTCATCGACACAAGAGTAGCGTCTACTTTAGGGAAGTCAAGGAAGTGAGAGAAAGAATGTTTTTATCTCGCGTGAATCGATTCAGAATCAAATGATTCAAAGATTTGATTCACGGTGTTGCTTGACCCATACATTATATGGGGGTATGTTGATGAATATGAAACAGGAAGACGATGATGATTCGGCAATGATAGCACTAGGTGTTGCCAAGGTGCTAGCGATATTTACCTTCACGATGTTGATTCTCGCAGCACTCGCAAAAGCAACAATAACATTCTTTTGAATTCGAATAGAATGTTTTTAGATGAGTCTCAGACATCTCCATAAATAGGAGTGTCGGGATTGGATGAAAATCTTTATTATGATAGATCCCGAAAAACACCGCAAGTTGATCGACTTTGCCTATGCAAAGTGTCTTGAGATCCCCCGTAGGAAGAGGCATTGCAGCATCATCCTACACAAGAATCGAATCCTTGCCGTTGGCATCAATCGTTTCAAGACACACCCTCTTGCCGTTAAGCACGGATATCTCTTTGGCGAGGTGCATTCAGAACTTGATGCGTTCTTGAAGTGTGACAAGCGCGAAGGTCTTGAACTGTGGAACTTTCGGTTCAACAGCCACGGACAGATGCGTATCTCACGCCCTTGTCCGAAGTGTATGCCGTGGTGTGTGAAGTGTTTCGATAAGATCTTCTACACAATGGATGACGGCATACATGAGTTTGATATGAAACTATTCAACAAACTCAGAATGCAAGACCAAGTCTGAATACTTTCTCATCAAGATCCGCACCCGATCTCGTTGGTGTCAGCGATGACATCCAAGATACATTGTTGGTGTTGTTCACAACCGCATTGTTTGTTGGAACAACAACAGGTGGCATTATTTGAGGTGCAGACTTCAAAGCAGAACTTTCAACTTGAAGATTGCCCAATGTCGCAGCAGAAGTTGGTGTCATGTTTGGAACTGCGGTGGCTACTTGCGTTGGAGTTAATGCAGGAGTTTGCATTCCCGAATTCATACCAAACTTGTTGTAGTCTTCTGGTGATTCGAATGGGGTGTTTGTTTGTAGTTGCCCTTCTGCTGGTAGAGTTTCTTTTGTTGGGGGTGCTGTCTCATCGACTTTCATGAAACCCAAACCAGGAATTTCAGATGCTATGTCGTAGATCTTTTTGCCACCAAGTTTCTCTGCAAGGAATTCTCCAAGCGCACCAGGTCCAACTCCAAAAGCATCAAGTGCAGTTGTAACTACAGGTCCGACTGGACCTAAAAGTGCCATTGAACCAACACCACCAAGTATAGAACCGATGGCTTTTCCAATTCTCTCCCCAATCTGATCTTTCTTTTCTTGCGCGGAAAGAGATGGGTCGCTTTTGATGGAATTTATGTCTTGGTATGAAAGTACAGATTCGATCACAGGACCGATTGCACCAATCACCATCTTTCCAAGACCAGAAATTCCACCCGCAAGACCTTTAAATTTCCCTGCTGTGTCTGCAATCTTTCCACCCATGTTCTTCACAGAACCCCATATGTTGGAAAGGAATCCGCCACCCGCTGCTGCTGCTCCCGATACTGCACCTGTAACAGCACCCGCCGCTTTTACACCAAGATTTACTGCTCCTCTTGCAACACCACCAATCATTCTTCCTGCACCACTAACAAGACCCATTCCACCGCGAGCCACGGCACTACCGATCTTCCCAAGCCTACTACCTTTGCCGATGATACCCAAGGTTTTCAAATCAGCAAATGTGTCTATGACACCAGCGAGTTTGCTAAGTAATCCACCACCAGCCTTTGCTTCTGCTCCTGCTTTGGATCTGTCTATGTTTGACTTACCGAAATACTTCTCAAAAAGTTTTTCCGTGAATGAATGATCTTTTTCTTGAACCTCAAGTTGTACTTCTTTGTCTGCCTTTTGCTGCTCTATCTTCTGTTCTTCTTGAGCAAGATTTATTCCACCAGAGTCATCTGCTAACTCGTAAGGTCTTGTATCTTTCTTCGGCGTAAGAATATTCGGCATTCCTGCCAATCCCAACGCAGGAAGTGCTGTGGCTGATGGTTTACCAAAATTCTTTTCAAGTAATATGCGAATCAGATCAACATTTTCGTTGATCTCACCCATCGCATCTTGTGACATCTTACGACGTTCTCGTTCTTCGATCTCTTCTTTGGTGAGTTTTCTACCAGTCAAGACATCGCGACCTTGACTTGCATAAAGTTCTCGTCGCTTCTCTTCTGCTCTCTCCGCAAAAATACCACCACCAAGAATTCTTGGAACTTTAGAAAATATCCTGCTCTGTGTGGTCAACAAACCAGCCTTGATACCCGTCGAAATGGCTTCTCGTATGCTATTGTCGATTGGTGGTGTTGTTTGTGGTGCTGAACCTGGATTTGGTAGTGCCATTTATCTGCTCGTTTGTAACTGCTGTTGCTTTAGTCGTTCATTTTCATCCTTTATAAACTTCACAACCATATTTACATATACTTCTCTTTCCCAAGGGATCATATTTTCCAACTCTGTCAGCGAATACTTGTGGTGCTGCATCAACGCAAAATTTGTGTTATACAGATTCCCAAGACTATCGTGACAGAGCATTATGTAAAAAAATCTTGTAGCCCAGTAAACGATGCTTTGAAGTCATTTTGGCATCCAATGCAATGACATTCCACATCCTTTTTCATTTCTGGAAGATTGGTATAGAATTTTCCAATGAGTTCAAACTGATTGTTCGTCATGGACTCGACAAACTTTTGGATTTCCTCGTCGGTGAAGTCTTTTCTTGTGTATACGTTGTCTTCGTCGAAGACAGTCTCAATCGAATTAGCCACAAAGTGCAAAACTTCCTCGACGCTCATGTTGTTTAGATTGGAGCGAGCATCGGTGATGCATGGATATCGAATGACAATGCCGACTTTGTCGCTTATCATGATTTTGTTTGATATGGATTCGGGGAATTGGACTTCAACCTCATCCAAATTGATCGAAAGTTCATTCGATTTTTGGCATTGAGGGCATTTAGCCTTCACTTCGACAATTTCACCCACAGACTTTGCTCTGATTTTGGTGAACAGGTATTCAATGTCAAACATTGGCATCTTTGATATGCTTGAAATACCATCAACGCATGATTGTATGATGTTGCACATGGCATCAAGTATCTGCTTATCATCTTGACTCTCAAGAGCCATGTAGAGAACCTTCTGTTCTTTGACTAGAAACGGTCTAAATGTCGTTTCTTTCTTCGTAGAAGGTATTGTTACTCTGTATTTTGGTATTCCAAGTGTTGGTAGTGACATCATTTACTCCATTGTTGAAAGGGTCAATCAATTATTTCGATTCAATGCTTCTCGAACTTCATTTCGAATATCACCAGCACGTTGGACACCACGATCAAGACGGACTTGGTGTACTTTTTCTGCTTGAGATATAGAATCTTGAATTTTGGATCGAATCGTGGTTGTTTCTTCGGTTTCTCCGCGATCTTTTCTGACATAGTATGGGAAATTTCTCTTGCCAACAACTTGATACTCGGAATAAGCAAGAGTGACGTTTATCGTCGTGATTTGATCCGTTGCATCAGTTGACAGTTCTATGTCAGATATGTTCTTGCAGAACACATTGTATAGTTCTGTGCAGTAGACTTTGAGATCTCTTCGGTCGAGTTGGTAGATTCGCATGTTTGTCATGTAAGTGTCTGGGTAGAGAAGATCGCCTGTCATTGGCGAATACACAGATCCCATCCAACCTTCGAAGAAATCTCGTTCGAATAGATCTTCGCCTACGCGAAATGTCATTTGCAACTCATTTGCATAGTTTGCTTCATATGCATACTCTACAGGTGGTCCGTAGATTTTTAGTGGCTGTGTTTGCAATGCACGACCAGGCATTACTGTGTTTTGACAATTGCGAACAAGTCTTTCGTTTTGCGCCCAGCCAAGACCTTCGATTTCAAAATAGAACCTCGTTGGTCTTGAGTAAAAGTTCATATCCGCAATATGTGCCATCTGTCGCGAGATATTACTCGTCAGCGGATCGCGGTATTTCATACCACCAGTTTCATTGATGAGATCGTCGTAAAACTTTTCGATTCTAGCGTTGGTTTGGGCAATCTGCGATTCGATTGAGTTTGTGATAGGATTTGAGTCTTGAATAGAAGAACCACGAAGACCCAAATCTTCTAGAGCCTGTTGTGCGCTTTTTGCTGCTAGATCGGGTGGAACGTATAGTGGGTTGGGGTTGTTGGTTCCTTGAAACTGCGTCATCGATTACCTTTTTGTTAATCCCATCTTCTTCATTGTTTCATAAGTCTTTGCCCACACCTTATTAGGTCTTCCGCCAACAAAGTGATATGTTGGTAGGTAAATCATTTTGAGCCAGTGTTCTGGTGGTATACGAATAGGTTTTCTTCGAATGTTGTCGTATTTGTAGCGACGAATACAGGCTCTTCCATATTTATCAGGAAATTTGAACAGCGATGTACTATTCAGTTTAGTTATTCTGGCATTTTCATTTTCCAAATCACCCGTAACTCGCCGCAACAAACTCAAAAGCAAAATCTTTCTGTAACGGGGATAGAGATAGTGAAGATTCATCCCCATGAAAGTGTTGGTATCATCTTTGTTGTCGATCATTCTCAAGACTAACGGAATCCTGTCCCAGTACTGAAGACGGTCGCTGTCTGCTTCATATAAGAAAGACCACATGGTTCCCGCTTTTTGAATTGGTGTATAGTATTCGGGTATACTGTTTTGCAAAATTCGCTGTTTGTCTTTGTATGATCGCTCACTCGTCTCTGTTATTTCTCGGTATGCTTCTACTGTGTATTGCTCATACCACCGCAATGATGCTACTTCTTGGTCTTCCGTTGGAGAATCCAAATCCTCGTCCTTCATTGCCTGAAGTTGCTCAAAGATTACTTTGAGGGTCATTGGCTCGTTTTGATTTTGCATTAGTTTTTGATTCCAAGATCTGTTTCAGTCAAGACAATGAACTTCCACCCTCTGACTTCTGCATACTTTTTTGCAGCATCCCATTTATTTTGGTTTTTGACGTACTGAAAAGACTCATACATGTAAGTTTTGGTTTTTCTCTTCGGCTGCTTTGGTGGCTGAGTTTGTTTCTTTGGTTTTATCTCAACCAGATACGTTTGTAGAATGTCGTTCTTCTCTCGCACGACAATCTTGAAGTCTATGAAATATCGATGGGTCTTTCCGTCGAGGTCGTAGTGGTATGGAATGATTGTTGATTCGCTCGACCACTCAACGATGGATTCCTTCAAATCGCAATAGTCCATAAACTTTCTCTCCCACGAACTCCTATACATAATCTTTGTGGGATCACCCCTATACTTCTTGGGGTTCTTTGGACTGAATACGCCCTGTAGGAACTTGTTTTCTCGGTTAACCATATGCCTGAACGAAAGAACATAGAGAAGTTATATTACACAGAAAATCAAACGATTCCAAACCAACTTGAGTATCCCATACTCGGTGCGGCTGGTGGTAACTCGCGCTCCAAAGAAAAGACATCATATTACCGTCCTGGTGATCGATCATTAGAAGAACTCATCAATGCAACATCATCACAAGGAAACATGGGTTCTGAGTTTGGTGGAGCCGACGAAAATGGTCGCATTCAAATAGATCCAGACCAACAAAACGCAATACTTGGAATCCCATCATTTCTCGTATACCCACAAGAGTTGGGTAAGAATCGAAGATTTAGACACTTCATCACACTTAATATTTATCAAGGAACATCCGATGAAGTTCGTCTCTCAACCAGAGAATACAATCAAGTAACAAGTTCCATTTTGGCTAAAGGCGGAAATCAGTCTGCGGGTGAGGCTAGACAGGGCTGGTTGATTGGCGATAATGAGACAGCAACGTATAATACTCTCATTCAGGCTGGCTACTCACAAGCACAAGCAGATAGGTACTCCAAAGCAATTTTCTCATCAGAAGGTTTAAGATCTTTAGGATTAACATCGGATGAAAACATAGGTTCAAATGATAGAGTTATTCAAGGTGCTGGTGACGCTGGAATAATAGAGTCAACATGGAATTTTGTAACAGAAGGCTTACTGAACACCACGAAATTTGTTGCTAGTTATGGGGAAGCATCTCTCAGAGACAACCTTGCAGAAGCAAACAAAAATCCAAGAAACTATAATCGTAGAGGTGCTTCGGGTAGAGCAGTCAATCGCCCGCGCGAAGAACAAAATATACTTTTGGCAAACCGACGTTTCAATAACGCAAATGTGAAGTCTAAAGACACCATATGCCTTTACATGCCACAAAAGTTTTCTATAAATGATCAGTTGATATATTCCGAAGAAGAGATGGGAACTTCTAAAATGGTGTTAGATGCACTAACTGGAAAAAGAGGAGCCGTATCTGCTGCGATTGAAAAAGTTGGGCGAAAAGGAATTTCTGATGCAATTAGTTCTATAGCAGGAAAAATACCTTTTGGTGTTGGTGAGAATTTACAGGAAGTCAATGCGGGTGCTATACGAGCAGCACAACAAAGAACAGTTCAGAATCCTAGAAGGGAAATGATGTTCCGTGATGTCGGAACTCGTAGCCACAACTTCACCTTCGATTTCGCCCCACGAAATGAAAAGGAAGCGGAGACGGTTCTTAATATCATACGAATGCTTCGATATCATGCTTATCCTGGTCTTCAGGGTGGTGGTGGACACTTCTTCACATTTCCAGCGGAGTTTGAGATGTCGTTTTTTACAATCGAAGAACCAAGCGGGATGATTGTGATAAACGACAACCTACCAAAACTACCAAGACTCGCACTCCAATCAATAAATGTGGATTATGCTGCTGCTGGTGATTTTAAGACCTTCACCGATTCAAAGCCAGCATTCATTCGTCTTGAACTTGGATTCCAAGAAATGGAACAGTTGACAAACGAACACATAGTACACGGATACTAAAATGTACGATAAACTACCAAGAGTAAACTACATCACTCCATATGGCTATCGTGAGATGTCCGACATCACGGTTCGTTTTAAGGTAGAACAAACCGTAATTGATGAGGGGGCATACCCAATCAATGTGACTATAAACGACACAGATCGTTTAGAAGTTTTGGCAGATCGTGTCTACAAAGACTCCAATATGAATTGGGTGGTGATGAGTCTTAATAATCTAATCAATCCATACTACGATTGGGTTTTATCATCAAATTCTTTGGATAACTACGTCAACGAAAAATATCCCGGCTACACGTTGTTTCTCACCGATGTCGGTGGAACAAAAGCCTTTGAAGGTTCTTTTAGAACGAATGACATTGTCTATGCAACCACGCAAACCAATGCAAGCCTACAGCCATCTATTCAAAGTTCCTTGATGAATGCAAGAGTCGTAGAATACGATCCTCAGTATTGTCGTTTGGTGATGGACTTCACACAGAAGACCGCGTGGATTCCCGCTGAAGGAGACTACATTGCTGGTGCAAACACCAATGCGTTGGGTGTTACAACTTATTACGTTGCCAGAATAGGAAAAGTGATAGAGTCACCATATGCAGCACACCACTTTGAAAACTCGGATGGTGAAATACTTGATCCAAGAGTTCCATCATCTCTTCATGGTGAGTTTTTGTCCACCTCAAGTTTTGGGTTTACTTTCGGGGCAACCCCACTTGGACGTTACGTCTTGGAAGACTATGCCAATGAACTTGTTACAAATAGAGACTACGAGATATCACAAAATGATGAGAAGCGAAATATAGTTCTTGTTGATGGTAGATATCTCAGAGATGTAAACAGAGACGTGGAGAACTTTTTGAGAAATGCCTAATATCGCAAAAGAAGAAAATGCTTATATAAAGCAAAATGACTTTGAGATACTCAAGTTACAGATCACATCTACTAAAGGTGGCGACCCTATAAACTTGCTGCCGCAGTTTGTTGAGGTTGTTATTTACGAAACCATCTTTGATACCAAAATGATTGGTGAGTTGACGATAGTTGATACCCTAAACTACTCTGAAACTATTCCACTTGTTGGGAATGAAATAATTGAAATTTCATATCGAACAAAAGGTGCAAAAGATACTGTTGACATAGTTGCCAGGATTTTTGCCATTTTCGGCAAATCAAGAACCACCAACGAGAAGTCTGAAACGTGCAAAATGAAGTTTATCAGTGTTGTTCAATATGATAATAACAAGAGAAAGATATCGTGTTCTAAAAAAGGATCGATAGGTAAAATAGCCAAAGAAATATTTGATGAAAACTTCAAAGGTTCTATCGGTATCAGTATAGATGAAACAAACAACAAGTCTTTTCAGTTTATATTTCCATACTGGACACCAATCAATTCAATCAACTGGTTAGCGAAGAGAGCCTTTACTCCAGGTCCGTCAAATGGTAGAGGTCCATCATGCTTTGTCTTCTATGAGGACGTTGATGGGTTTCATTTTGCAGACATAGTTGGTAGGTCTATTTTACCGCCAGTAATGACGTATCGTTACGAGCCTAACAATTCTGTAAACACCTCCAACGTAAATCGATATCTTGAAAAAGTACAAGATTACAATGTGTCTTCGTATTTTGATAGATTGATGGAATATAAGACGGGGATGTATTCGGGATATCTTATGACTCACGACATCACTACTAAAAAGATGTCGTATTACGAATATGATTACCACAACTCTTTTGACAGAACATATCACTTAAATGAGCATAAATTGATATCCTCTGCTGATAGAGAACTAACTAATGCAAAACTTGGGTTTTTGAACTATATGCCTGTTCAAACCAAGAGAACAGATTCAATCATCGACAACGATGCTCCACAGGATTATTTTCCTGTTAGGGCAAGTGTACTTCGGCAGTTCAACACGATTAAGTTGTCGTTGCTCGTAAATGGAAACTCCACACTGCGTCTGTTGGATGTCATCGATTTTGAGATACCGAAAATAGGATTCCTTGACACCAATGAAAAGGATTGGGAAGACATGTTTTTGAGTGGCAAATACATCATCACCTCCATGAAACACAAGATAAATAGGGAGGATGGATACAACACCACGTTGGAGTTGGCTAAGGATTCGTTGATTAAAGGAATCCCTGACGTTTTTGAGATTTAATACTATTTGAAATGGAGTTGAACTATGGAAGAAACCGAAAAGAAGGTAATTACGCCAAGAGAAACGGAAGAAAAGTTGTGGAAGTTGCCTTACACCAAGGAAGAACTCCTTGATTGGGAGAGATGGGGCAATGAAAACTTCGGTACTTCTGAAAGGAACCGATGATAGATGAACATAATGGGTCAGACTGGATTTGTTTGGTGGTTTGGTGTCGTTGAAGACACAAATGACCCATTAAAACTCGGTAGAGTTCGTGTTCGCATCTTCGGATATCATCCCGAAAACAAGAAAAATCTTCCAACGGAAGATCTGCCTTGGGCGCATCCACTGCTAGACATCACTAGCGCGTCGATAAGTGGAGTTGGAAAATCTCCAACTGGACTTTTGACGGGAACCCATGTGTTTGGATTTTTCAGAGATGGAATCAATGCACAACAACCGATTGTGATGTTTTCCGTTGGTGGCATACCACAAGAAATATCAGATAAGAAGGTTGGGTTCAACGATCCATCAGGAACATATCCCACTCAAGAATATGTTGATGCAAAGCATAGCGATGTCAACTTTCTTGCCACGGGTGAACACACAGACAAGACTATTGTTGAGTCCAAAAAGAATGGAACCACGAAGTTAGTCCCTGTTGCATGGGATGCTCTTGACACACAACGCTGGTCCGAACCAGAAACTCCATACAACCCACAATATCCAAACAACAAAGTCTTTGCCACGGCTTCTGGTATGGTGGAAGAGTGGGATGATACGTCAGGCAAAGAAAGACACCACACATATCATCCCGGTGGATCATTTGAAGAAGTTGCAAATGGATTTGCGGGCAATCCATCGGGAACGAGAGTTCACAAGATTGTTGGCAACAACTATGAACTGATAGCAGGAAGTGATTTTGTACAGATAAATGGTGCAGCAAAAATAACTGTAAATGGTGATGCAAGCATTTATGTTGGTAGTGGTATTCCGGGCGGAAGTCTAAATCTTCAAGTTGACGGTAATGTAAATCTACAAGCACTAAAAGATGTTAGGGCTATCGTATATGGAACATGGGATGTTTCTGTTCTTGGCGATTATCGCGAAACAATAATAGGCAACAAATACACCAAGGTCATGGGAAACTGTGTCCATGAGGTTTATGGAATTGGTGGATTTGTTGTGTCGTCTGCTATTGGTGATGTGATTCTGAAAACTAAAATTGGTAGTGATTTGGCACTTTCTGGTAAGACCACTAGTATTAAATTGAATTGCCTTTCTAGAAAAGGCGAGTCTGCTAGTGATGCATTTATTATTCCTGGCGTTTATCCAAATCCATTTGGGGGAGTTTGATAGATGCAAATAGTTTGGAAAGGAACATTCGATCTAACCACAACCTACAATGTGGGTGATGTGGTTTATTACATTGATGACGGATTCACTTATATCTGCAAAAAACAAACTCGGGGTATTCCTCCATATTTCTACGAATCTGGTTTTGAACTACTTGCAGGGTTCAACATAACTAGATTGGATGGGGGAGAGTTCTAATGCCAAACGTCGGATTGGTTGGTAGAAGTTATGTTGGTGGTGGTGTCGTATTGACAGGGACATACTCTGTGCTTGTAAACGATATGCCTGTGGCAAGATTTGGTAGTTTGGTTTCATCCCACGACGAAGATGAACACGAAAAAGCAAAAATGGTCACGTCATTTACGTCAGTCCTTGTTGAGGATTTTGGTGTGTGTAGAACTGGTGATGTTGCATCTTGTAATCATGTTCTTTTATCCCATAGCGATGTGGAGGTTGGTTAAATGAGTTCGTTTAGTTCGGTTCAAACGGGTGTTAGTATTTTCAGTGCTGCAAATTGCAGCGTTATTGCTGGTCTAATCCCACCAGGTGCCAAAAAGTTCATAAACGACTTTATGGCAGGAAACTTATTGAGAAATCCACTCACACAGATTTTCGATATCCTTGGTCCAGAACTTGATGGGTTAATTGGACAAATTGCAGGACTTAGCGCAGCGACCCAAGATCTTGCGGAATTGAATCAAAATTTAGATGCAATGAATGACCAACTTCAGAAATTTCAACAACACACAAATAGATTAAGTGGCGTATTACGGGATGATCCCGCATACACACTTGATCAAATTATTGGTGTGATGTCTGCTTACAACTCCATGAAGGAAGTTTTGAAAGATCCTGGCGAGACTCTACAAGATAATTTTACACAGGGGTTCTCTTCTTTAGATCCACGAATTGTCGGTCCTTTCTTTGATAATTTCGCCGCAAACACTTATGAAATTGGTCGGCTTTTAGGTGAGGTTGGGTATCAACTAGGTCTAAGCCAAGGCGTGAATACACAAGAACTCGGTGCGTTGTTTTCCCAACTCGGACAGTTGTCCACAAACATAAGCGAACTTACAACCACTATGCAAGGGTTTGAAAATGCAGATAAAGCAACCTATGCTGCTGCTGCCATCGCTTTAGCCGATTATGCTTTAGCGAATGGTCTAATCTCAAGCATATTGACAGATCCTTGCTATGGTGGTCAACTTATAACAAATCTAATAACGCAGCCAGGTGCAAGTAGTCAGTTGTCATCTTTGGCAGCAGAAAATGGGGTGGCAGTTGAGGGATCCCCAGTGGACTTTTTGAGTCTTATCCCAAGTCTAAAGAATAGATCAGTCTGATGATTGATGGTGATTATCTTATCATTTTGTAGTTGATAAATATTTCACACTTTGGAGAAAGATATGGGTACAGATTCAATACTTAGTTGGGTTGAGGTTCTTGGTGCTGTTTTGGGATCATTGACCGCTCTTATAACGGCGATTATCGCATTAAAACCTATTATTAGGTACTTTAAGAAAAGAACAGCCGCAAGAAGAGAAGAGACATTCAATCACGTCAACATGCGGATATCCGATATGTTGGGTGAACTGCGTATGAAAAGCAAGGCATCAAGAACCTCACTTACCCAATTTCACAATGGTGGTAAGTTTGCTGACGGCTCTTGTATGCGAAGAATGAGTATATCTCATCAATCATGCGATCCTAAAACACCATCCACTATGCAGTTTAGGCAGGATGTTTTGGTGAGTCGGTTCGTTGAGATCATTCAACAACTCAGAGACAACGATTCTCATATCAGAATGACAAGCGGCTTGTTTGAGTCGAACACCAAAAAGTTCTACGAGTTGCACGACACCATCGCTTTCTCCATTCTCCCACTTTTTTGTAATGATAGTTTGGTGGTTTATGGATACATAACAATTGAATGGTGTGATTTGGGAACTCTGGATAATGTAGATGAAACTGCAACCAAAACAGAGTTTGAATATACCCGCGACCAAATCTCATTCCTGCTGAACTCAGCCAAAGACTATAGATGAATAAGATACGAAAAAACCTTTTCAAAGATCTAGATCTAGACTTTGCTCCACACCCAATGACATCTGATGTCCCACAGAAGACAGATGCAGAGGCAGTTAAGCGAGCGATTCGTAATCTTGTCATGATGAACAAATACGACAAGCCATTCAAGCCTCAAATAGACGCAAGGCTTACTAGATTGTTGTTTGAACCAGCGACTCCAATGACCGCTGTAATGGTTCGATCAAACATCATAGATATTTTGAATCGATACGAACCAAGAGCAAAAATAAATGACGTTGTCGTCATATTCAACGAAGATACGAACACATTCGAAGTAACGATATCTTTCATGTTGTTGAATACGAGAGAAAACTCAAAGGTTTTTGTAACAATAGAAAGGCTAAGGTAAAATGCCAAATCGTGCATTAACCACACCAGTAACAGATCTTGATTTTGACGGAATCAAGGAAAACCTGAAGACGTTTCTTTCGGGTACAAATGAGTTCAGCGACTTCGATTATGAAGGCTCGGGAACAAATATCCTTTTAGATCTTCTTGCCTACAACACACACTACATGGCTCTCTATGCAAACATGCTTGCAGCAGAGTCTTTCATCGATTCAGCAGTTCTTCGACGTTCTATAGTATCACTCGCAAAGAATTTGGGGTATGTTCCAAACTCAAGGAACGCTGCGACGGCTGTTGTTGATGTTACTTTTGGAACGACCAGTGGAGTTCCTTCTAGTATTCCACAAGGAACTAGATTCTTCTCATCTAAAGATGGGGAGAACTATACATTCACCACAACTGATGTTTTTACAATAGACAAGTCTACAGTTCCGTATACAGCAAAAAACGTCGAGATTCGGCAAGGCGTCTATCGTTCTGCTTCGTTTGTATACAACGCAAACAGCAATACAACGAAATTTGAAATACCATCAAAGAACATAGACAAGGATCTCACCAAGATATACGTCATGTCTTCGCAGTCGGACTTGACCAACATGGACATAACTTGGAAGGAAAGTGCGGACTTTCTAGACATTGCTTCAGACAGCAAAGTCTTCTTCATTAATGAAAACTATCGTGGAAACTACGAAATAAGTTTTGGTGATGGAATTCTTGGTCAAAAGCCAACTGATGGAAACTTTATCAGTATTCTTTATTTTGAAACTGATGGCTTGCTCGCAAACGACATTGGTAAAGGCGAAACCGAAGAGTCGCCAGCGTTTACATTCGAAGGAATCGGTGGGAATGATTTTAGTGCAGAGGTAGCCACAATAACTCCATCGTATGGTGGTGGGGAGCGTGAGACAGAAGAAAAGATCAGATATACCGCTCCAAAGTTTTACCAAGCACAAAATCGTGCTGTGACCGTTGATGACTATGAAGCAATCATTTTACGAGAATATGCGGGAGCGGACTCTGCGCGTGTTTGGGGTGGGGATCAAAACGACCCACCGATATACGGAAAAGTTTTCATTTCAATTTTGCCGAAGAACACCACACTGTTGAGTGATGCTCAGAAAGAAGCGATCAAGCGAGATATTCTTGAGAAGAAGAAGACCGTTTCGATCACACCAGAAATAGTCGATCCCGATTACACATTCGTCAATGTTACATGTTTCGTTACCTACGATTCTAGACGGTCATTTGTTTCTGAATCAACTATCAAAGATGCTGCTATGGCAGCGATACGAAACTACTTTAGTTTGTATCTTGGCAAGTTTAATGCTCCTTTCCGCTACTCTGTGTTGTCGAGATATATCGATCTTGCCAGCAATAGCATAATGAGCAATAGAATATCAACTTCGTTGTATAAGAAGATAATCCCATCAATATCATTCGCTGGAAACTACACGCTTAATTTTGATATTGCTCTAAATCATCCTTACGAGGGATACGAACAAAGCATCGTAAAAACTTCTATCTTCAAGCACAGGGACTCAAACAATGAGATCAAAGACTGCTTTATCGAAGATGATGGTGCTGGCGAACTGACTCTGTACTCTATGCGAGGTTCTGAAAAGGTTGTCATAAAGAGCAAACTAGGAACTATAGATTATCAAACAGGCAAAGTGAATCTACGAGGCTTCCTTCCAATCGGAACTGGCACATTACCTTACATTGTTTTCGGGGTGGTACCAGATCAACGATTTGACATCATCCCGAAGAGAAACCAAGTTCTTCAGGTTGATACGAACTCCCAAACCGCAATAACAGTCAATTTCCTTGATTCTGCTACTGGAAACTACTAATGGCATCATTACCACTGTTATTCGGCGGAACTGGCTCCGCACCAACGATACAGACATTGGCTCTGTCGGAGGAGTCTCCACGAATAATCAAAAGGTTTGGTCCTAGCAATCTGATTGCAGATCAGGTTCCCGATTTCATCAATCGCGATCACGAAGACTTTAGATCGTTTTTGGAAACCTATTATGAATGGCTGGAGCGAGCCGAAAATCCATTCGGTATTATTGATGGTTTCATGGATTTGATGGATGTTGATAAGAGTCTAAGCATATTCTTTCTTGACTTCAGAGAGACATATCTCAAAAACTTTCCATATCAGTTAGCCACAGATTCGTCGGGTAATCTAGTAAGCGAAGCAAACTTCATTAAAAATGCTCGCGCTTTCTACGGAGCAAAGGGAACTGAGAAGGCTTACAAGTTCTTGTTTAGACTTCTATACAATGCAACAGCAGAAATTTACTATCCAACCAAAGACATACTAAGAACATCTGCGGGGCGATGGATAGAACCAATCTCTATAAAAACAACAAATGTGGGTGGCACTGCAAACTATGCAGTTGAAGGGAGCCAAGTTTACCAACTAGATCCTGTTAGTGGTGAGGTGATTGGTTCTGGTGTTGTTAAACAAGTTGTTCAATACCAAAAGCAGTATTACAATGTGTGCGAACTTTTCTTGAAGGATCTTGTCGGAGATTTTGTTCCGAATCAAGCCGTCGTTTCAACAGTAAGTTCATTCAATGAAACTGTGTATCCCGTAGTTTCTTCGGTTGAAGTTATAACTGGCGGATCTAACTATTCCAAGACCGACGATGTGGTGATTGGAAATAGTGGAGATGGGGTCGGGCTTTCCGTTGCAATAGAACTCTTGGATGAAGAGGGGGAGATCAAGACTCTCCGAATTATAGATTCGGGGGTTGGATATCAGGCTAATAAGGTTTCTATTAGCGTAGCAACCAACACTGGTAGTGGGTTTTCTGCGACTCCTGTGGTCGGTGGTGTGACAAACTACACTGGCTACTATGCAAACAATGATGGAAAGTTGAGTTCAAACAAGAGAATGTTTGATGGGTCATACTATCAAGACTTCTCTTATGTACTCCGCAGCGAAATCGCATTTTCGCGTTACAGAGAAACATACAAGAAACTAATCCACCCCGCTGGATTTAAGATGTTTGGTGAGGTTTTGATCAAACGCAATTTGGTTGATTCGTTGCCTTTCCACTCAGAGTTTCAGCGATATGAAATCCCATACATTGGGCATTACACTCCATATAGAATGGGAACAACTGCGGACTTGTACTACCTTTATACAAGCGGATTCAATCCTCGCGGTAATACGTTTAACTCATATCAGAACTATGGCTCAAGTGGCGGAAAACTAATAATCACGCCAGTAGGATTTACATTTACTGCTGGAATGACTTTCGGTTCTATCGCAGCATCTGGTTCAAATGGGAATATCATCAGCGCAAATGTATTTGAGTTCGCCTACATGGGTCCAACTCAAGGTGCGTTGCTTCTCAAGACAATAGACTTCAATCTCCTTGATCTCGGTTCTATAACAGGTGGTGGATTTGTTGAAGGATCGACACTCACTCTTGTTGGTGGCAGTGGAAATACTGCAACCATACAAATGGTTCGATTCGGTCATGGTATTGTTCCTGAAACGGGCGGCTTTACTCACAACCCACAAGGCAGACCACTTGGTAGCAGCCTTGGAGTTGAGGGATACATAGAAGCACAGGGGTTCAGTTATTCTTATTGGGGAATTTATCATCACCCAAATATCAGAGGAATAGTTGGACTCACCAACATGTGGCAGGGTGGAACTGGTGTTGGTGCTTCATTCGGAGCAGTTTGCTTGAAACCATTCTTTAAGATGCCTATTGGATATCACTTCCACTCAAATTCAGCAGGAACCCCGTATCTTGGCACAACGGGTGCAAATAATGAGTATGGTCTAATCGAAAGTTCAACCCTAGTATCACCGAATTTCTAATATGGCAAACAACGCTCTCAAAACCTTGTTGAAAACTGACCTGATAGATCTAATCAGATCTTCTATTGCGAACAGCAACAACTACTACTTGTTTGTTGGCAGATCTGTTCCCTACGAAGACAACGCAGAAACAACCACAAGTGTTGAGAGTGATACAAATCCGCCTTCCGTAGCAGAATCTTCGCGCAATCAATATGATTCGTTTAGAAACATGATCTATGCAAAGCGGATTCAACCAGAGAATATGCGTTTTGTTGTTCCGCGAATCACATGGACATATGGAACTACATACACACCATATTCTGAAACAACTGATATGGCTGGTAAGTCATTCTATGTCATAACCACAGACTTCAATGTTTATAAGTGTATGGGTGCTGTTGGTGCATCTACCATCATGCCAACAGGTAAATCATCAGACACGATCACATTAGCAGATGGGTATAAATGGAAGTATCTCTATACAGTATCTGAAGATGACATCGAATACATCACGTTGGACTACATTCCAATTTTTGTTTCATCTGGTGAATACTTGGAGCAGCGAGAGGTTCAAAATACAGCGAAGCCTGGTTCAATAGACTCTGTTTCTATGACTGCTTCGTTGAGTCCAACATTCTCCAAGATATTCAAATATGATCGTACTATAAGTGATTTGTATAAGGGAACAATATATTCTGATCTCGGAATCACCGTAAATGCCGCTGGGTCTTCATATATTCACTTTGTTCCAGTTGGCGAAGACGGAGTTCCTACTAATGGATATTACAACAACTACGCCATCTATATTAGTAGTGGACCAGGTATCGGTCAATATTTTAGAATATTGAATTTCGTAAAGGGTGGATCTGGTGTTAGTTACTACTACGCAAACGTATATCCTTCACTAAACAGAGATATAACCAACCAAAGCACATTTAAAATAGTTCCAAATGTTGTTGTTGATGGGGATGGTGAAAACGCCGTTGTCATTCCAACCACATCGGTAAATCAAAAAATTACTTCGTTGTCGGTAGTAAATTCTGGTAAAAATTATTCATATGCTAAACCAAGAGTCACAACTGAGAGCGGAAGTGTGACCATAGGATCTCAAGTTCAGTTACTAAACAACTCCATAACAACAAATCTCTCTACACCAAAGGGACACGGATACAATGCCGTAAAAGAACTTGGTGCATCGGACGTAATGTTGGTTGTTGAACTTGAAGGAACAGAGGGGAACAAACTCTCAACACGCAATGAATATCGCCAATTTGGACTCATCAAAAATCCATACCTTTATGGTGGATTGACTTTGGCTGGTTCAAACGAGGATAAAGTTGTAGAAGCACTTGTAAAGCGACCACCATACAAGGACGAACTATACTTTGCCGATACGTTTGTCGTGGGCAATCACATCTTGGGCAAAGAAACCAAGGCATCGGCTCGTATTGTGGACTCACAAACAGTTCCCGGTACTAGATTCCATAAAATATTCTTGACTGATCTAGTTGGTAATTTCAGACTTTCGGAAGATGCTTCGACCAAAGTTAGAATTCACTATACAAGTGGATTCTCGGCAGCGTTCGCAACTGGTGATACCGCAAACCAATATGTTAATGTGATTGGTCTTACGCTTTCTGCATCGGGTGTTATCACATCGTATGACCATTACAATCGAAGTGTCGTGATTGACACTACCTTTGGATCGTTTGTCTCTGGCAAGACTTTAACCTTCTCTGGTGGTTATACTTTAAGCGGAGCAAATATCGTAGACTTAGATGAAGAGTTTGGTGAACAATTTGGTCAAATGAATTTTGGTTCTACCAGTGGAACTGTCGGATTGACATTCGGCAACGATGAAATTTTCGGTAGGTTTGCATCAACAGCATTTGCTCCAAGAGTGATTGAGAATCTTGGAGAGTATAGACTTGCCACAAGACTAACTCTTGTAAACTCAAGTGCATTTACAGATGGCATAATCGCAGGATCAAATGCATTTGATGGAACTTTATCACAAGTAGATTCCACTACCTTGAAAAAGGTGACTGCTGATATTATTGATTTCACTGTGGCTGGTGGCGTTGGTTTTACTGGCATTGCACAACTTTGCAATGTAAAGGGAACATTCAATTCATCAGACCAACTGACATTTACTCCATATGGAACAACCGCAGACACAAGCCTTACTACAGTATCCATCAATGCGATAAGCAATCCCGAACTTGATATAGGTTCTGGAGATTTGTTATACATAGAAAATATACGACCAGTTCAAAGAAATATAGAACAAATGGAACAATTCAAAATCTTGATTGGGTTCTAGGAGCAATAGCAGATGTCGTCTTACGATTCAGAACTTTTCAACACAAGTCCATATTACGATGATTTCAATGAGGACAAGAAGTTCTTGCGGATGCTTTTCCGTCCTGGGTATGCGGTACAGTCTAGAGAACTGACGCAACTACAGACTATTTTACAAAATCAAATTGAACGATTCGGGAATCATATTTTCAAGGATGGAAGCCGCATAATTGGCGGTGAAATTTCCACTCAAACATTAGATTTTGTTCGTTTGTTGCCATCAACAGTAGCAAGCCCATCTGCAACTCTAACCGCAGAAGATATCGTTGGCAACAACCTCATTCAAGTTGACGGTAGCGGCAATGTTGTAGCAAAGGCAAAGGTTTTAGATTTTCTTGCAACATATAGCGATTCAGATCCCTATGCTGTCGCTATTGTTTCATACCTTTCGGGTGTTACATTCACTGCTGGTAGCACCCTCACAACAGATGCAACCCCTGCATCAGTAGTAACTGTTGCACCATCAAGTTCTACAGTCCCGCATGGCGGCAAATCTAAAGTTGTATCTGTTGGCAGTGGTATCTACTACATCAATGGTTCTTTTGTTAAAACCGACAATCAGTTGGAACCAGCATATCAAGTTACGAATTTTATTCGTGACTTCTCGACCCCAACTGGTGTGATGGGATTTGATGTAAGAAACACAATAGTTACAGAGAAAGATGACTACACAATCAAGGATCCCGCCAACGGAAGTTACAACTACAATGCTCCTGGCGCACACCGATATAAAATCGATCTTGTTCTTTCTTTTGCTGACAGCCCATCAGAAAATTTCATAAGTCTTGTAAATTACATCGGTGGAACTGTTGTTAAGAAATATGACTATACGCAATACTCTGACATCATGGATTTGTTTGCGAAACGAACATATGAAGAGAGTGGCAACTATGTTTCATCCAACTTTGATATCACGTTCAAAGAAGGTGGAGATACATTCGCTTACGCAGAAATAAGTGCTGGTAAGGCATACGTCTATGGCTATGAGTATGAGAGTCGATTTAAAGACATCATTGAAATACCAAAAGCAAGAACTACAGCCGATTTCACGAACATTAGAACTAACAATTTTTATGGTAACTACATTCGTGGAAACTATGACAACACCTGTAATCTGACTGTACCCCTACAAAATACTGGAGTGGATGATTACACAGTTGAGTATGAAATATACGGGGCGACAGCAGCATTAACCGTTGGTGAATTCGGTACGGGTGGATTTGTGAACAATGCAGAGAAATTGGCGTTTACTACATGGCTAGTTTCAGCAGAACCTATAGTTTCTAGCACAACATATTCCTCTAATAATTCACCCATTCCATTTGTCGCTCTTATATCACACTATAGCCCAAAAGGATTAACAGCAACAAATGGATATCCGCTAAATCTCTACTATCTTAATAGAAAGACTTTTTTTTCTACTAAGTTGTTGTCAAATATAACAGTGGAACAGGGAACTGCGGTTCCCGTGGTTACAGCACCTAATCAACGTACATTGCTCTATCCACTCAATTCAAATGCATCAACAACAATGATCAAGACTGTTGATAGCCTTGAATACATTAGAGAAGCATCAATATCATTCTCATGGGCTGATGGTACACAAAGTAAAGATGTATTATTGAATTTGGGATCTGACTACAACTGGTGTACCTCCACGGGCGAAGTTCCTGATGGTAGTCCTGTTTCAATAGATGCTGCTGATGGTTATTACCTTTTAAATAACGTCTCTGGATTGATGTATAGGGTTGTGTTACCAACGACGGAACTACCATCAGGAACACTAAGAGTGACTGGTGTGATTTCTGCTGATGGTGATAAAGTAAGAATATCTGCAAGTGGTCTTACTGCTGGACAATATTGGCTTGTTGGAAAGACCAAGTATGAGACACAAGAAGGTCAAAATCTTTCTTCTATAAGGACAAAAACACTAACAGACGCAGTAGACACATTTATACCAAGTACTGATGGTAGTAATCGTGTCAACAACAACGCTTGGCAACGAGTGATCGTATCTGATGACAGTGGAAATCCAAGTCAAATACTCTTTAGACTTACAAATACAGACGTTAATTCAATTCAGAGTATAGTTGATTCCACAGGATTGGATATTACTAATAGGTTCCGTTTCCATACAGGTCAACAAGATTCTTTCTATAGTTGGGGCGTTCTGTATGTGAAGCCAGAATACTTGTATCTGTATAAAAGAGGAACTACCTTCAATTTCACCGTAACATACAAATACTTTAGGCATTCTGGAAGCGGTCCATTTGTTGCTAATTCCTACGCGGGTATTTCATATGAAAATATACCAACCTATGTTAGCCCAACATCAGGCAAAGCCTATCAGTTGGCAAATATGGTTGACTTCAGACACAATCTAGTGGTTGAGGGATATGTTCCAATTAGATCGACTGGTGCACCTGGTACATTTGTTTCTGGAACAAATGCTCCATTAGCAGATAATCGTGTTGCTGTCAAACATGTTGGTGGTGTACACACCATGCAAAACAGCATTCGCAATGACCACGAAGCATATCTCCCCCGCATCGATAAGATAGCAATCTCCCGCAACATAGCGGCAGATGGTGATGATACAACAGTATTCAGAATACCCGGTTCTGCAAACGAGTCACCAGTTGCACCAGAAGATCTCCGTGATGCCATGACACTTTATTCAATCAGTGTTCCTGCATACACGTTCAACGCAGCAGACATCAAGGGAGAAGGTGCTGGTGTTGATCGATTTACAATGAAAGATATAAATGATCTTTCTGATCGAATCGACAATCTTGAGCAATTTGCTGTCCTTTCAGATCTTGAAGCAAGCATTGCTAGTACAGATTTAACTCTCTCAAATGGAAACGAAGGAATCAAGAGAGCAATTTTGGTTGATGCATTTGAGGGACATTCCATCGGTGATGTGATGAACGAAGACTACAGATGCTCTGTTGACTTCGAACACGGAGAACTTCGTCCAGCATTCATATCAGATGCTTTCAAGTTTGAATACACAGGCGTTGTTGCTGGCACAACGACCACAATAGACAACATCTTCTGTGCTTCATATACACAACATGCAACTCCAGTTGCAGCACAGCAAAAAGCAAGTTCAAGAATAAAGGTGAATCAATTTGGTTTGCCTAATTGGGTTGGTCAACTCAAGATAACTCCTCATGCTGATTATTGGTATGACACTATAAGAAGACCTTATATAAAGAATAATGACACTGGACGAAATGATGCTTGGGTTTCTGGTGACATGGGTAGAAAACTACCAATATCTGCCGAACTCTACCCCGATGATGTTTATACAAAGGGACACGGAACTCAATGGGCAGATTGGGAAAGTAACTGGAGTGGAATTGCAGTTGATGTTGATGCTGAAAGAAAAGCAAACAACAAGTTCTTCTCTACAGCCCGTAAGAAAGAATCTGCTGTGACTGGCATTCAAGAGGCATTCCGTGCAAGAGATCAAGTAACTAGGTTCACCGAAGAGTCACAGCAAAATAGAAAAGATACTCTTTCATTCGACATCAGAACTGATAAGAACTATCTTAATATCGCTTCTGACACGATTTTGAATCAGAGTGTGATTCCTTACGTCAGAGAGAAGCCAATCACCATTAGTGCCTACAACATGAAACCAAAGACGAATGTCTATGTTTTCTTCGATAATACTAATATTACATCTCAATGCACGTTGAATGGTGTTTCTGGTTCAACATATTTCACAACATCAGATAGTGGAGCATTGCTCAATGTGCAATACACTATAGCACCAGGTACGTTCTTGGTTGGTGAAAAGGGTGTTCGAATCATTGACGACTCAAATGGCGTAATTGCAAATGCCACGACTATAGCGGAAGGTATTTATTCTGTTGTTGGAATTAAGAAAGATAATCCGATTGATGTAGCATCTATCAGATTACCCGAATTGAGAAGACAAACACCAAGCAGCAACAAGTTTGTTTCTAATCCACTTCAAAGAGGAAAGAATTTTAACTCGACCAAATATGATCAATGGATTGACCCACTTGCTCAAACATTCCTTGTGGATTCAAATGAACACCCAGATGGCATCTACTTGGAGAGTGTGGATCTTTACTTTAGCGAGAAGGATTCAACACTTCCCGTTACTATAGAGATTTGCCCAACTGTTAGTGGTCTACCACAGACATCTTACATCGTTCCATTCAGCACTGTTGTTAAGTCTCCTAGTAATGTTGTTGTAGACAATACAAAGCCTGTTGCAACAAACTTTAAATTCTCATCTCCAGTCTATTTGCAACCTGGACAATACGCAATTCTCATTAGATCAAACACAACAAAGTATTCTTTGTTTGCTGCTTCTATAGGAGAAAAGGATATTACAACGGGACAAAGAATATCGTCAACCTTTATGGGTGGATCTTTGTTCAATGCAAGCAATAGTGATATTGGATCAGCAGATCAAAGCACAGATTTGACGTTTAAACTCAATAGGTGTCAGTTCTCAACTGTGGATAACGTCACACTTGAGAATGCTCTTCCCCCCAAGGCACGACGAGTTGCTATTCTCCAACCAAATCTTTATGCATTTACCCCACCAAATGTAAGTCTCATCACCACGATTAATATTGGTGGGTCTAATTATTCAGCAACTCTCTATAGAAACTTCGTTCTTCCAGAAGAGAGAACAGTTGATGATGCTGGAGATATAGATTTACAACTAACGGTAAGTAATCAAAGTCAAGGCAAGAATACCTTCATGGTTGATCTTGATAGAAGCAATGTTGTTGGTGTTGGATATGTTGTGAAGAACGTAGTCAGTTCTTCAAACACGACCAGCGAACTAGCACCCTTCAGTGGCAGCATTGATGATACCGCAAGATATATCACAAGAGAGATGAAGATTCCGAACAGACAAAAAGCAAAAGAACTCAAGGTTGTATTTGACACAAACAATCCAAAAAACACAAAAGTGGATGTATATGCTAAAACATATATCTTTGGAACCGCTGATGCTACAGGAGAACTTGGTCGCCCATACAGCGCACTTACTCTTGATACCACAAGTGGATTCTATCAGGACAATTCCTTTGTCAGCGGAACAAACCCATCCGATTTCAGAGAAGTGTCTTACACTCTAAGTGGAGTATCAGATTTCGACACATTTGCTGTAAAGATCTGTTTGTATACGGACAACAAAGCCCTTGTGCCTGTCATCAAGAATCTCAAGGTAGTAGCACTCTCATGAAAGACTACATCAGAGATAAGAACAACGGTCTACTTGTTTTCTCCAATCCTGAAAAGGAAAAGGAGATTATGTATAGAAGAAAATTGACAGAGGAAATAAAGTCTCTTAAGGACGAGATAAATATACTTAAGAGGCAAGTAAACGAACTTCTAGTAAAGAGAAACTGAGATGCCGACTGGTCCAGCAAATAGTAACTACATAATCCCGCAGTTGACACTGGCTGATACCTTCTATGAATGGTATACGCTCACCAATGGCGAGATCATCGACAAGTTGAATCGCATCAAGGTGTATGAAGTAGACGGCGCAACTGGTATTGCGGTTAATCAGGGCAATGATGGTGTTGCTACAGTATATCTCGACACGGTTGTTCCTGGCGACCATACCTTTACGGGTAATATTACGTTTGATGGAACCGTAACCACGGTAAACACAAACCTTGTCACGATTGATGACTACAACCTCGTTCTCGGTGCAGTCAACTCAAGTGGTGGAACGGGTGGAACTTCCGATTCTATCATTACCAACGCGGGTGGTGGTGGTATCGTAATCGCTGGTGCTTGTGGAGACAAGTATTTCCTCTGGAAGGCTTTTGATGGAGGAAAGACTTATACCGCATGGAGAATTAGCGATAGTCTTGCCTTTGCTGGTGATGCAAAACTTTATTCAGCAAACAACAAGTTTGTTTTGAGTGAGGGAAATGATAATACACCAGCATCTAAGTTGATGGTGACAACACACGGTGGTGGAAACACCATAGATGTAGAAACATACTTCGATTCACCAGGAGCCACTTATGGAGCAATGTCGTTCCTTAGTGATGGCTCTTCAAGAATGATAAACTCCTCTCTCATCAAGAGATTTGATGGAGTATCAAATATTTCTGCCATTGGTCTTACCTTTGGTATGGTTGTTCGTCATGATGTAAATACTGGTGGAATAACTCTAGCAAAAGCAGACAATGTTTCAAACGCAGAATCTCTTGGTATTGCAGTCCATGTTAATAGCACAAGTCAGATTGTGGATGTTAACACCATTGGATATGTCACAGGAAATTTTGCTAACTGTATTGCTAGTATAGATGCAACCTCTGCGCTAGGAACTGGTGAGTTTTACTTCTTATCAGATTCAGATGCAGGAAAGATTACAAAGACTGCTCCAACAATAACAGGAACGGTTAGAAAGCCCATACTTTATGCACTCGGCTCAAACAAAGCCATGGTGATGAATTATGTCGGCAATAAAGTTGTTGATATCGACACGCTCTATTCTAAGTTGAATGCATCGACTGTTGTCATCAAGCATGATCCAAATTACTTCTCTATAGGAGATACCGTTCGCTTTGAAGAAGGCATTACGTCAGCGACAATGCCTCATGGTTCTTATGTAAAGGCTTCTTGCAATAATGTCGAAGAAGCAGAAGCACTTGGAATAATCTCCAAGGTTACTTACGCGGGTAATTCAGCAGCATCTCTCATGACTGTTTCGGGTTATATTGATTTGTCTGCTTCGGGTCTTACCTTTACACCAGGATCAGTATATTTCCTCGCAGCAGAAGAAGGTTCTCTCACAGTACAACCACCGAATACAGTAAATCAAGTCAGAAAGCCGATGATGGTTGCCATTACACCAACGTCGGGTATTGTGCAAAATTATGTCGGTTTGTTGGTCAACACCAATACAGACACAGGCACAAGCATTCTTATTCCTGAGAGCGGATCTGGATTCAAGAATAAGTTGATAAATGGAAATTTCGATTTCTGGCAAAGAGGCACGACTTTCTCATATAGAAATCCAACAACTGAAGCAGACAGATATAATGCAGATCGTTGGAAGTTGGTTAATAGTGGCGGAAGTACCGCAGACCGACTAAACATTTCAACAAATCGTAGTTCATTGGCTCTTGGAGATCTTGCAGATTCATCTGCGTATTCTAGATACGCAATGCAAATGCAAATCGGGACTGGTGGATATACGGCTGGAAGCCAAACGTATCTGTTCCAACGAGTTGAAGGAATAGAACACTTCCCATCTGGATATGCAACTATCTCTTTCTATGCAAAGGCTTCAGTAGCAAATGCACGATTGGGTGTTTCATTCAGACGTGATTTTGGTGGTGGAACTGCACCAGACTATGCAACTACGGGTGTTGAACCAAACTCTCAAAAGGAACCTGGTTTCACTATGGTTCTCCCAACACGATGGACTCGATTTAGCCATACATTTGCACTACCCGACTCATCTAATGGATTGATCGGATCGTGTGGTAATGACGGTCCGGAAATACGCTTCTTTGTTCGTGCGGGTTCAGATTTGGTTGACGAAGACGTAACAGAAGCAATCAATCCAAATTTGGCTGGTGTGAACGATTATTCAATCTATCTTGCACAAGTTCAGTTTGAATATGGTCAAAATGCATCACCGTTTGAGTTGAACGACAAGACAACTGAACTAAACAGATGCAAGAGATATTATCAAACGACAAATGTGAACACACCGTTTAAAGATGTCACTAGCGGTTCTGCTTCTATTTCATCCGACGCAGACAGCATCTATGTACAGAATGTTGGTACATTTGATGTGAGATATCCAATCGATATCAGACGCGGTTCATCTTCTACAGTTGATACTAAAGAGAGTGGCACAACAACAATAACAAATATTGCGAAATCTGACAAGGGTTTCCGCATAACAAGAACAACGTCCGGTGATAGATTTATAAATTTCCAAGTGGAATCCGAACTATAAGAGGAATACGATGGGCAGTAGCGCGTTTGATCCAGTAGCATTAGCCGATACAAGAACTGTTAAAAATAAGATCACCCACGCTGGTCTTACAGGTGATGTTTTGTCTGTTGGAGATGTGGTTCGATGGGATCCTGCCACTGATCTATACATGCTTGCAAAAGCAAACTCTCAAAACAATGCAAATTTCTTGGGAGTCATTGAATCTATAAATGCTACGGATTTCTCCATTGTATATTCGGGTGAAATCTCCCTACCAGATTCATTGATGACAACAATCAGTGGATCAACATCATCTTATATTCTATACCTCTCCGACACCAACGCAGGAAAGTTAACAACAACTGCGCCCACTTCACCAGGAAGTGTAATCAAACCTGTCATCATTATCTCGGGAACAACTATTGATGGAACCGATGAAGTTGATGGTGTTGTTGTAAATACGGCGGGTGATGTTATCGTCGGAGACTCGGCAGTTGATATCAGTGATATACAACCTGTTGGTTCCATTCTTGCTTTTGCAGGAACAACCCATGATATTCCAGACGGTTGGTCTATCTGCGATGGTGGATTTTTAAATGTCACAACATACTCTGATTTATATACCGCTCTCAATGATGGGCAGTTGTATGGATTCATTCAGGGCATGACTCTTGATATACAGACAACTGGAACACAAGTTCTCAATGCCACTAATGTTGTAGGTAAAAAGTTCTTTGTGTCCAAGGCAGGAATTGATGGACAAATAGAATGCACAATCCTTACAGGAACACCCAATGCATCTGGTACACAGGTCACGGGTGTTAGCGCATTTGTCAATCCACTATTCATAGACGGCGCATCTGCTGGTAGCCACCACAATAATCAACTAGCAAATAATGATCTCATTCGTCTTGATGACGTAGATTCAGTTTACAAAGTAGTGAGTCCATCGAAAACAGAATTTAAGAAACCCGATTTGAGAGCAAGATTCATCATTGGCGATTCTCGGGGTATTACAGGTCTTGAGAATTCTGCATTCAACAGTTATACAGTCGGAACATTCGGTGGAGAAGAAGAACACACTCTTACTACAGATGAGATACCAATCCATAGTCACGGGATATCATTATCATCATTCATCACTACATCTGGTCCTATCGGAGTTTCGTTCAATCTCGTTACAAATCAAGTAGATGGGCATAGACACCCAAATGTAGCAATTGAATCAAACAAAGCCTTTGCCACAGGTCAAGGTCAGCACAATGTTTATGTTAAGAAAACTGGCGGCACAGATTTAGATATAGCGGGAGCGCATAACCATACTGTCAATGGAACTATAAACATAAGTGCAAATGGGCTTACTCCAACTGTTAATGGAACTATTGGAAATGCTGGTGCTAATGGCGCACACAATAATGTTCCACAACACATGGTTGCCATTTGGATCATTAAAACTAGAAAGGACTCGGTTGCGAAAATCTATCGCCTTGGTCCGTCTGGTGGTGGAGCAATTATCGCAAAGAATACTGCAAAGAGATGGGCAAGAGCATCGTCTGGTGCTGGTTGCACGGTAGATATTTCTTATGGTAGCGGAACGTGGACTGTTTCTAGAGTTGGGCAAGGAGATTATCGTTTCACCCACGATATGTTGGCAGAACTTGGAACCGCAAATCAAGAAAAATACATAGTTGAAGCAACTGTGATTAAAAATGGATCTGGTGCCACGCAGATGTTCTTGGCAAATCCATATAGTCTTCAAGGTCTTACATTTGGTGTTAAGGTCTACGATGTTATGGGTGCGACATTCAGCGACAATTTCCAGTATCTAAGCCTCACCATATACGGTGGTGGCACAGCACTATAAGGATTCATAAATGGGCGAGTTTTCGGCACATAGAGTAACTATTGGGGCTGGTGAAAAACCAGTCATCGCAACAAATTTAAACCTGTATGTTTCTACTACAGGTGATGATGTGCTTAACAGTGGTATCGAACAAGACTCTCCATTTAGAACACCACAAAGAGCCTTTCAGTTTTTAGCCGATAAGATTATTTCAGAGGCTGGATTTGTAAGTATTAACTTTGCTGCTGGAATATATGACCTTGATGAGGTGTTGCAAGTTGACCACCCTCAAGGGGAACGAATTGCTCTACTTGGTAGTCCATCTCAACTTTTGAAGTTGAGATATGTTGATTACTATAAAACCCGTGGCTATACAGCCGCTGGTTTGTCTGGCTTTTATAGTGGCGTTCTTCACGGCATAACCATGGCTTGCTGCTATGCAACAACCACAGGATCTGGATTTACTTCCATATCAGAAACCAATCCTCTAGCATCACAATTTACAGTTCCTGGTTGTGGAGTAATTGTCGAGGACTACACGTTAACCTTTAATGGCGATTACAATCCAGCATTCTATTATGCTGCATATCCGTATGAATTTAGAAATAATATTGCGCGACAAGCATCAATACTCGGTTGTCATAAATTAATCGCTGCTGGTACAACAAATGGTTCTTCGCCACCTGTTGGAAAATTGGCTATTGAGTCTTCAATTAGAGATAATTGGTTTGCTGTTCCTATGCCACTAGCAAACACTGGTGGAAACACTGCTGCTGTGTGGACGCGATTCTATGGTAATGGCTATCGTGGAAACATGTACGATACTGCATCTTTAACAGATGCACAGGTTATGGATAACAACATCAATGGTGTTAACTCTTGGCTCACCGCTCAAACATCGGTGCGGGAATTTGCAATGAGTAGCATTCCCGTTGGTTTCTATGGATCAAGCGCATCCAACGGAAATCCAATCGGAGCAACATCAAACTTCCGAGGAATAACATTCCCCACAGGAAATACTGCAAATTCAACGCTAAGTTATACAAAACAAAAGATAGACGGCAGTGGTGACAATACCACAGTTCAATTTACTGCCACAGGACCAGCGGGAACTCTTCTCAATGATGCAGTTCGATTTGGTCCAAACCATCATGTTTATAGTGTAAATGTGAGTGGAACAAGTGGTGAAGGTTTCTCTGCGGGATGGAAAACTGTAAATTCAAACGAAGTGACCGTTAAGATTATTCCAACTGTATTCCGCAGAAATGGAACAATAATTGCTATCAAATCAGGTGGATTGAGAAAGATTCAAAACATCTTTTTTGATGGTGAATCGCAAGGCTTCCATTACAACTTAATTGGTACTGGACAATACAACACTTCGGGTTACAGTAACAAAGCGGGATTGTATGCAACTGGATCAAAATTAGGTGAACAAGTTGAAAATGAACCAGCAAATCTTGGCAGTGGATTATTCCGAAATGTTGGATTCAAAGATTTTCATGTTGGGGTTTATTGTGATCGGAGTACGAATGCCAATCTAAATCGCGTTGTCGTAAGCAACTGTTCATATGGAGTGATATCCAACAATGCATCATATGTCAAGTTGTTTGGTAGTATTTGTACAGGATCAGTTCATGGATTCTGTGCATTCAATGGATCTACTATTACAACAGACAGATGCTTCTCGGCATTTAGTGGTCAATCCATAACAGAATTGAAATTGAAAGATAAGGCTGGATCTACTTTAGATTTCACCGAAACATCTTTCAATCCAGGACAGACTTATTCTTCACCGGATGGAAAGATAAGAGGAACAGTATATCATTGGGATGTGACAGAAAAAACTTTATCCATAGCAATTAGAACTGGTGCTTTGGAAGGTAGACCAGGAACAAACTGGACGGGGGCATTCTAATGGGAATTAATGGACCACTAATCTATGAAGGTGGAAGTTCTAGCGGAGAAGAAGGTGAGATTCTTACGCAGGGAAATGGTTCTACCACATCGGAAGATGGGACCAACCCACCACTTAATCCCGGCGGAGAGTCTGTTTCACAAGGAACTGCTCCCACTTCATATGATTATCAAATAGTCGGTCAAAATGCTGCAATAGGTGGTTCTTATGTTGCCGTACAGAATAGCAATTTAACTGCAAAGGGGTCGGTTGCAGTATTTTCTAGATTGTGTTCTTATCTTGTTGCAAATACCTCAAGTGCAAATTTGAATGCTTGTGCAGCCTATGTTGGTAACTTTGGATACTCAGCATCTAAAACTTCAAGTATAGATGTGGTTTCATCAATATCTTCTATTCACAAGTTCAACTATTATGCTGGATCAGGATCGTCAATCTCCACAAAATATAGCCAATCTGTGTTCCCATTAGATTTCAGCCAATATGCTGCTTTCAATGGATCAATCACAAATATTGAATTTGAAACTATGACTCGTTGGTGGGATAGTGATGCTGGTGCTAATGCAACTCACTTTGGTAGTGTTGCTAGTTCATATGTTCAAAATTCATCAACACAACTCTCAACATTTGTTCTACCAACTGGATTTTCTGGTGGAATTGTTGGGACACAACCACTTAGATTCATATGGTCTGAAGTCTATACTCCAGGTGGTGCAGCATCATCTACTAGTCTTGGTACAGGTGGTTACGCAAGTTACAACTATGTCCCATTTGCCCATTCAGCAGATTATTCTAATATAGTCGGAAGTGGATTTGGACAGACACCAACTGTGGAAAATTTACTACCATCATTATTTGGAATTATCGCATATAGAAATAACTATCAGTCTGTAAAACCACCAGCATATATGAAACAACCAGAAGACGGATCGGGTAATCAAGGATTAGTATCTCCATACACAAACTCTTATAGTTTGGCAACATTGGTAAGCAACGGATTCAGCATTTGAGGAAATCATGGCTTTTAGACTAGTCACACTTAATCAATACGGAAAGATCACCAGAATATATCCAAAGGCATATACAGATTTTGATATTCCTGAGTTTGGTGATATTCTCAATAGAAGGTTGTATGCTTATATCGATGAAGCATATTTGCCAACTGGTGCTGAACTATTGGCTTTAGAAAATGCCATATCTCCAAACGAAGACTTTAATATTGATGGATCAAGGATAATTCAAAACATAGAGCGCAATACGTTTTATGATCCAAGAGTCGAAGTCATTCTTGGAATGCAGAATCCATATCCATACTTGTCATTCAACTCGCCAATTGTCCAAGACATAACAAAAACAACTGTTGTTTATAACACCAACAGTTCTGCTACAAAGCCAACACATTCAACAACAGTCAAGAAATTCGGAACATCTTCTGGTAAATTTACGCGCGATGCTGGTGGTGCTACGGGTGGATTTGTTTATGTAACAAATATTGTAAAACGAAGCAGCACTCTTGGTGGCGCGGCACCACATAATAGACTTGGTGTTGGATCAACATCACCAACGATTCGTTCCAGTTATGGGTTTGAGATGTTCTTTTACCCAACATCTCTATCAAACAATTTTACATTGTTGCAAAAAGGTCCAACTGGAGCATCAGCAAATTGGAAACTTAGTTTTGATAGTGCTGCTGGATTCCTACAATTTGCATGGCAGACTGATGGGACTACATCAGGATATAATCAATCTCAAAATATAGTAAATGCCGCTGGTATAAGTTTGAATACTTGGAATCATGTTGCTGTTTCTATTATTAAAACAGGAGTTGGTGGTGCATCCGCTAATGCTGATATCAGTGGATATTTCAATACCACAAGGCGATTTACACTTGGTGTAACTACATCAACTATACCAGAAAATAATGATACTAATGGTATCTATGTTGGCAACAATCATTTAGGCAGCGAATCATTCAATGGCTATATTGACTCACTAAGAGTATTTGATGCGGAAAGCACAGGTGGTTTTGTTTCAGCGTATGGCTTCTACCCATATGGTGGTAATACACTTACAGGAGTCCCAACTCTTGCGGGATTCAGTCACACTTCACAAGATATTTGCTTTGTAATGAACTTCAATAACCTTGATGGGTATGATGCTTTCTTTGCAGAAAGCACAGATTACTTGGTGGGTATCGTTTCTAGACTAACTGATCTCACTTTCTTACCATCCGGAAATGTTGGTCTTGCAACGACGGCAAGTGTTGGCGTTCGTGATGTATATCGGCATCAAAGAGGGTTGACTGGCGTCACTGCATATGCTGATGCTACAGGATTTTCTCTTGCATATGGTCCCATCTCAAGAAGATACTTTAATCCATTCCCACTCGGAACAACGCTAGGAAATGTTGTTGATTACGACTATTCGTTCAATCTAACGTCGATTACGGATAGTGCTTTAACTCTTCAAGATTTCATTAATCACTATAACACTAACGTCAAATTCGAAAACATGCTTGAGCGATCTGAACTAATTCAGGGTGCTTATGGAGATAGAGGCTCATCTGGTAATGCTTTTGATACTCTATTGGGACGAAATCCATTTGGTAGATTATTCTCACAAGGCGATTCATACGGTTACACATCAGGCTCGTATAATTCGTTGTTTATAAATCCATTTGATAACAACACATTAAATTATATTTTGACTAGTGGATTGCTTGCCACCCAAGGAATATGCTTATCTAGTTATAGATTTACCGATGGATTGAATTTTGATCGAATGCTGACTGCACAACAGATAAGTAATCTTCGTCTTGATTTGCTTGATTACTATGCTCGACTTGATGAAAAATATAGATCAGTCAAAAGAGAAATGGTGGCAGCAACAACAAAGAGCGGGGTTAAAAACGGAAAGACGAGTGGTGGTACAAAGCAAGTGCTATTTGTATCAGAAGAACCCGATATATTTACACCATGATAACTGGATTTAAGCGTATTGGTGATATCTTTATTATTGATGGAGAAATTTTCTCCGTTAAAGATGTTCAGGCAGTATTTTCGGAATACGTTGTAGAAGATACTATTCATTATTACGACGGCAAGAAACATTATAAATCTGATGGTTTGACTCAAGTTGGCTTGAGTATTCCATATGATCTTGGTGAGAATATCTTAAAGAACAAAGCACAGATAAAACTCTGTAAACAACAGAGAGAGATGGACGAAAAGCATATTGAACATCTTCGAAATGCTAGGAGGTAGAAATGGCAATAACATCACGCGAAGATCTCAAAGACTATGCCCTTCGTCGGCTTGGCTTTCCTGTCATTGAAATAAATGTTGATGATGCTCAAGTCGAGGATCGCATTGATGATGCTATTCAATTCTTCTCCGAATATCACTTTGACGGAGTCGAAGAAGTCTATGTTCCATACATTATCACACAAACAGATGTAAACAACAAATATATTGACACCAACAGTATTTCTACTGGATCTAGTGGTGGCAATATTATAAGCGTGACCAAGATATTCATTGTCGATCAGTCTGTTCAGAGCGGAATGTTCAGTGTTCAGTATCAGTTGATGCTTAACGATTACTTTAACGGATTCCTCACAGGTACATCGAATCTATCATACTACGACACGACAAAGCAGTATCTCTCGTTGTTACAACAATTCTTGAGTCCTGAAAAAAGCATTAGTTTCAGCAGAGTCACCAACAAACTCAAGATAAACACGGATTGGTCTGAATCTTTTGAGGTTGGCGACAAGATACTAGTTCAAGCCTATGTTGCATTGAATCCAGAAACTTATCCTGAGATATACAACGATATTCTCTTGAAACAATACGTCACAGCACTCATCAAAAGACAGTGGGCAGCCAATCTAAGTAAGTTCTCAAATATTGCATTGCCTGGAGGAATGCAATTCGATGCTCGCGATATGTACAACGATGCGATGACAGAACTCACAAAGATTGAGGATACTGTACAGAGTAAGTATGAACTACCAACAGATTTCATGGTGGGCTAATGGCACGGAACAACTACTTCAAAGTCTCCTCTCGCGAATCTGATCTGTTTGAGCAACTTGTTGTCGAGCAGATCAAGATCTATGGCTTTGATGTCCATTACATCTTCCGTAAATTTCAGAATCTAGACAACCTCTTTGGAGAAGATACTATATCAAAATTCGAAAAGAGTTTTCAGATAGAAATGTTTGTCTCTAACTACGAGTTCTTTGAATCACAGAACAAAATAATGGACAAGTTTGGAATTAATCTTCAGGATTCTGTCACGCTTATGGTTTCCAAGAAGAGATTCTCCGAAGAGGCTGCAAGATATGGAACAGACACCGCTCCGCAGGAAGGCGACCTCATTTACTTTCCAGAGTATGGCGGACTGTATGAAATAAAGTACGTTGGAAGTAGAAATTCATTCTTTGCATATGAACTCTCATGCGAACTCTTCAGATACTCTGGCGAACAAATCAACACAGAAATTAAAGAAGTTGATGATATTGAAACTGAATTGGTTACTGATGTCAGAGAATTTACTATTAGTGGGGTATGTGGTTCCTTCTATGAAGGAGAAAAAGTCTATCAAGGTTCTTGTTTTGGTTCTGCATCTTGGTCTGCCACTATCCTCAACTTTGACTCACTCGTCAATAAGATCCAAGTTCACACGGAGACTGGCACACCATCATCGTTGGTGAGGATCAAGGGAGAGCAATCTAATGCTTCCGCTGATTACGATACCGCCACTACAACTGAGAAGAAGTATATCGATGCTAACCTTGATGATGGTGGTGATATAGAAAAGGAACGTGCCAAGTTGAACATAATTGACTTCACCGATAAAGATCCTTTCAGTGAGGGCAATTACTGATGTTTCGCTATTTCTACCACGGAAGCATTCGGAAGTTAGTAGTTGCATTCGGTTCGTTGTTCAATGAGATATACATCTCGCGCAAAGAGGCTGATGGCACAGAACAAAAGAAGATAAAGGTTCCTATCTCCTATGGTCCAAAAGAAAAGTTTGTGCGGAAGATCAGAGAACTCGACGAAGCAGATCCTGCTAGAAAAAGTTTTGAAAACATTCTTCCGAGAATGTCGTTTGAAATTTCTTCTATGGTCTATGACAACAACAGAAAACTCAATAGCCTGAACAAGGTATATTCTGTTCGGGATGAAAATGACAGCACAATATCATATGCTTACAGTGAAGTACCATACAACATAGAGTTTACTCTGAATATCATGAATAGAAACATTGATGATGGATATCAAATCATAGAGCAGATATTGCCCTATTTCACCCCCGACTTCACTATAAGTATGAACTTTACAGAACTAGATAGAAAAGTGGATGTGCCAATTATCCTTTCTTCGATTAATAGCGTTGAGGATTACGAAGGCGATTTGAACGAACGAAGATTGATTACACACTCACTAATCTTTCAGACGAAGTCTTATATTTTTGGACCAGTGCGAACCTCTGGTCTTATTCGCGAAATTGATCTAACCTTTAGAGAACTAACGGACGAGTAAATGTCATCAACAGCAGAAAGAAATCTAGATGGATTCTTAAATCAGTATCGTATCATCACGATTGCTACTGAATCTGCTGATTTGACCACCGCAAATACTATAAAGAAGATACGAATTACAGTTGAACAGAAAGAAATCACACCCGAGATTTTTTTCAGTAGAAGCATTATTCCATATTTCGCCCCAACAGAAAATCGTAACTCATTCACCAATTCTCTTACTGGTGTGGCAGATGGATTAACATATGAACACAGTAGATTCTTTGCTGGTCTTACACACCTTCAAAGTTTAGGACATGAAGTTCTTTATGATGCGGATCAATTAAGAGAAGCCGAATTTTGTTCCATAGGATATTCAACATCATACGGGGCTTTCAAATCTCTTTATGACAATACGAATATTCTTCTTCAATATCCACAGTTCTACAGTATCACAGGTTCAAATCAACCTATAGGAATAACTGCATTCACTGGTGTTACCCTCAAGGGTTCATCTGCTGGAACTTATACAATAGTAAACTTTGGTGGAGTTCTTGCTCCATTTCAATTGCTTGAACATCCATCTGTTCTTGGTCTTACTCACAGTAACGGTCTTCCAACTGCAACAGCGGACTCGCCGTTGTATTTCGGGCTATCTGCAAATACTGGTTTGAGTGCATCAGTAAGATCAATATACTTCACACCAGATATTCATTTTTCAACAAGAAGAAATTTTGCGATTCTGTCAGATAGAGGAATGACATTCTCTGGTCTTGTGACTTCGTTTGAACCATACTACTCATTCATAAAGTATTCAGACAACGACTTCATGGATGGTCAAACAGCAATGATCTCCCAATATGTTGGAAACTCAGCAAATCCAGCATGGACTGCGGAATTGATTCGTAGTTCTGGTAAGACAGGAAACTATATTAACCTCGACGGATTTAATCTTAGTAAGAGTTTCAACGAAAGATTCTTTACAGAGTTTAAGACGTATCCAAGAAGATACAAATCAATACCATCTGTTGGGGCGAATCTAGGACAATATTCTTATCCATATACAACGTCTGTGTTTGGCTGGAATTCGTCAATACCAACACCAGGCATAGCAAGAGATGGTACAGGTCCATTCGGAAGTTCAGGAGCATCCTATTTCTTAAACAGAATAGCGGGTATTACATTCTATCCACCACCAAGTACTTACAACTATCTTGGATCGACGGGCGCAACTGCATTTGGTGGTTCGGGTGGATCATCTGGATGGAACAGTTACCACAAATCAGTGGCTGCTGATTCTTCATTCTACAATGAATATTTCATGCTCGGCGGTGCTACAACAGCGGCATCTAACACATATCAGGCTTCAAGGTTACTTCCCGCAAATGTCCTCAAGTTGTTTGTTGACAATGCTGGACCTTTAGGTCCACTTGGAATCACCATGAACTTCCTTGATTCATATTACTATGACATCTATCAAGAGCAGTTGGAATATGGTGGATACAAAGATATGAACTTCTTTGTAATGGAGTTTGTTCCGAAATTCAACCCATTTATACCCATGCAGATAAAGGGTTCTTATCAAGGAACTAGCACACGCAACCACACATCCCGAAGAGATTGCACGATTCACCAAGACATGGGCGGAAACACGGCTGAAAGACTATTCAATCTCAAAGAATCGATGAAAGATACTATTCACACATCACTCAAAATGTGGAAGTTGTTGCTTGATGGACGAGGTAAGTTCAACTATAGGATAGTCCCATTAGTTTCTGGTAGAAATGAAGATTATGATTTGACAAGGGGCGGTTCAGTTCCCTATAAGCCAGAAGATTTTGTTGAATACCTTATCAAACCAATGTTCAATGGAACTGTTCCAGCGAATGGCTTCGTTCTTAAAAATGATATTGATCAACTCCTGTTGAATGGTTTCTATCTTGGAAACATCGCAAGGGGTTCTGGTGAATATACAAAAGTTGTTACAAATGGTGGTATATCTGGTTCAGATTCAACTACAGCATTCATCCGAGGTCTTGAAACATATTTCTTTGATTTACAACAGTTACAATCAATGTTAACATTTTCAGAAACTCTATCTGAAGATCTTGGTCTTACCGCCGCAGAAACAGATCACTCTAACTATTTTAATACGTTTAGATCTGGTCGATTTAGCGATTACAGAGTTTATGAATCAAACACTGGACTATCTGGCGGCAACACCAAGATACCATATGGATTTAATGGGACATTTAGATGGTACCTAGTTCCATTAAATCAAGAATCTATAATGTATAAAAACACATCGTTGCGAGATAAATGGGCTGATCCAAGTAATATTAGCATTGGTTCTGCATATAGAATCCTGCGAGATGCCTACTTCGAACTATCAAAAGAACAACTCGCTGCTGCAACCGAATACTTTGAGGATAATAATATAACTACTCTTGTGGAGTATAGATCGACTGATCAGTTCGTAGGAAGGTGATATATCATGAGTAAAATGGATGAGAACCTATCGGAGATCCTAAACATGGATCCTGAACCAAAGCCCATTGTAACAAGGTCAACTGAGCCAAAGGAAGTTACAGTTGCAATGGATGATGCTGATAAGGACTTTCAGCGAGCAAGAGAAAACCTCAAGGAACTTGTCAATCTTGGCTTTCAGGCTATCGATGGTGTGTTAAAGGTAGCAAGTGAGGGTGATTCCCCGCGAGCCTATGAAGTGGTTGCACAAATGATCAAGGCTGTTGCTGATACGAATAAGGATCTTGTGGAACTCCACCAGAGAATGAAGACCATCAAGGAAGACAAGTATGAGCAAAAGACGGTGAACAACACCACAAATGCCATATTCTTAGGTTCTACGAAAGAACTACAAGAACTTATAAATCCGAAAAGAAGTTTCGCAAAGGCTATCAAAGATACAGATTCGATATTGGATTCTTCAAAGAAAATCATAGAAAATGGCTGATACTAAGAATAGCAAGAACTATCTTGGCAATCCAAATCTAAAGGCTTCGGATGTAAAGCATGATTGGACGAAAGAGCAACTTGAGGAATATGCCAAGTGCGCTCGCGACCCGATCTATTTTGTACAGAACTATGTGAAGATCATCAGCCTCGACAAGGGTCTTGTTCCGTTTGAACTATATGACTTTCAAGAGGAGATGGTTCGAACTGTTCACAACAACAGGTTCGTTATTGCGAAACTTCCACGACAAAGCGGAAAGTCAACTACAGTCACGGCATACATTCTGCACTATGTCCTATTCAATCAAAGCGTGAATGTTGCCATACTTGCAAACAAGTTGAGTACAGCAAGAGAACTTCTGTCTAGACTCAAACTGGCATACGAGTATCTCCCAAAGTGGCTTCAGCAGGGTGTCGTGGAATGGAACAAAGGATCAATTCAACTTGAGAATGGGTCCAAAGTTTTAGCATCTGCAACATCATCAAGTGCAGTCCGTGGTGGATCTTTCAACATGATCTTCTTGGACGAGTTTGCATATGTTCCGCAGAATGTTGCAGAGGAGTTCTTCTCATCCGTATATCCAACGATCTCATCGGGTCAAGAGACGAAGGTATTCATAGTTTCTACTCCCCACGGAATGAATCTGTACTACAAATTGTGGACTGATGCCACAAACGGAAGAAACTCATACATTCCTATTGATGTACATTGGTCGGATGTTCCTGGTCGAGATGAGAAGTGGAAACAGGAGACAATTGCCAACACCTCTGAGGAGCAATTCAGGACAGAGTTCGACTGCGACTTCGTGGGGTCTATTCATACTCTGATATCCCCATCCAAACTCAAGACCTTGGCATACATCGACCCTGTGTTCAAGAACGGAGAGGGATTCAAGGTCTATGCCAAACCAGAGGAGAAGCACATATATGTGATGTGTGTGGATGTCTCTAGAGGAACTGGACAGGACTATTCGGCATTTACCATCATGGACATTACGGCGGCTCCATACAAACTCGTAGCCACCTTCAGGAACAACAATATGTCCCCTATGGTTTTCCCAAATGCCATCCATGTGGCAGCAAAGCAGTACAACAATGCCCATGTTCTTGTTGAAATCAACGACATGGGTGGTCAGGTGGCAGACATACTTCATGCTGAAATGGAGTATGAAAATCTCCTCTCGTCTACAATGCGCGGAAGAAAAGGACAGGTACTCGACGGGGGATTTGGATCTGGAACGAGTCAGTTTGGAGTCAGAACAACTGAGGTTGTCAAGAGAACTGGCTGTTCCATTCTAAAGTCATTGATTGAATCAGATAGAATGATCATTCAGGATTTTGATGTGATTAAGGAACTGTTTGCGTTTATCTCCAAGAAAAACTCGTTTGAGGCAGAGGTCGGATACAACGATGACCTTGTTATGACCTTGGTTTTGTTTGGGTGGCTATCAACACAACCATATTTTAAGGACTTGTCGTCCCTTGATATTAGGAAAGATGTCTACAAGGAAACTATAGACAAACTTGAGGAGGAAATGACTCCTTTTGGTTTTATTGATGATGGTGTGGACGATTCTGTTCCTGAAAAGGGAGAAGATGGCTCTCTCTGGTTCAGAGAAAGAGACTCCAACATGAACTCATGGTATTGAGTGAAATACTAAAATTTACTACATACATGATAGAATCATCTGGAGAACAAAATGAGCAGAATTCCCGTACAACTTAGCCCAGGTGTGAATTATTCGGAAATTGACCTCACAAATGTCACACCAAATGTTGCAAGTACTACAGCGGCAATCGCTGGAGTATTTCAATGGGGTCCAGCAGAAAAAATAGTCACGATCACATCAGAAGACGATTTGGTAAGAGTTTTCGGAAAGCCTCTCCGTGATGATAACGGAATCGATTTCCACTGTGCAGCAAACTTTCTTCAATACGGTCGCGATCTTCGGGTTGTTCGTGCTATAGGCAGCGATGAAACCAATGCAAATTCTTCCGGTATTACTGGTTTGCAATATGCCAATGAAGATGTTCTTGGTGGCACTGATGGACTTACGGCTGCTTTCTATGCCAAGTATCCAGGAGTATTGGGAAATTCACTGAAAGTTGTTGTGATCGACGGTGATGGAGAAGCCACACTTACTGTTGGTGCAACGGCATCAATCGGAACAAATACCATCAGATTCTCTACAGTTCTTGGCGGAACCCTTGAAGAAAACGACAAATTGATTTTCCAAACAAATCAATTTGCACAAACTTTCCTTGTCGATTCTGCCGCAGGAAATACTGTCACCACAAAGACATATATTGCGAGTACAATTGGTCTAAGCGCAAGCATGAAGTTCCGTAGTAAGTATGCGGATCTTTTCCAACTAACTGCCGAGACAAGCACACAAGCCGCCGCCAAGGGTGGCGCAAACGACGAACTCAATGTTGTGGTCATCGATGAAGATGGTTTGTTTACGGGGACCAAGGGAACAATTCTAGAAACATTCCAAAATGTTTCGAAAGCATATGATGCTCGCAACAACGATGGTCAACCAAACTATGTTACTTCTGTAATCAACACACAGTCAAACTATATTTGGGCTGGTGATCTGGAGCAACTTTGGGGCGAAACCATTGCTAAAGATCTCACAACTTCCTTCTCTGATATTAGCGGAGGATATGCTGCTGCAAAGGTATCTCGTTATAGCCTAAGTGGAGGAACTGGTGCATCATCGACAACAGCAAATATCTTCACCAAGGGATATAGTAAGTTCCTTGATCGCGACAACGTAGATATATCACTACTCATATCGGGTAGATCTGATGCAACAACAGTCAAACTTCTTGCAGATCTTGTCAATGAGCGCAAGGACTGTGTACTGTTTGTGTCACCAACACTTAGCGATGTTTTGAACAAGACACAGGCTCAAGCCACATCGAGTGTCATTACAACAAGAAATACAACTTATGGAATGAATTCATCCTATATCGTCATGGATAGTGGATGGAAGTACATCTACGATAAGTACAATGACATGTTCCGTTATATTCCGTTGAACTCCGATATTGCTGGTCTTTGTGCAAGAAGTGAATCGGCAACACAGGCTTGGTTCTCACCAGCAGGACTCAATCGCGGAACTATAAGAAATTCAATTAAACTAGCCTTTAATCCAGATCAATCATCGCGCGATCTTCTCTATGTTGCGGGAGTCAATCCAGTTGCAACATTCAGCGGAGAAGGAACCATTCTCTTTGGAGATAAAACTCTATTGAAGAAGCCGAGTGCGTTTGATCGTATCAATGTTCGTCGCCTTTTCATCACTCTTGAAAAGACTATCGCAACTGCCGCTAAATACTCATTGTTCGAAGTTAACGATGAGTTTACTCGTTCTCAATTCCGCAATCTAGTCATTCCATATCTCAGAAATGTTCAAGCACAGAGAGGAATTACGGACTTTAGAGTTATTTGTGATGAAACAAATAATACTGGTCAAGTGATTGACAACAATCAGTTCGTGGCAGACATTTACATCAAGCCAGCAAGGTCGATTAACTTCATTCAATTGAACTTCATCGCAACGAGAACAGATAGCACCTTCACTGAGATCATCTAATAGGAGAGCAAATGGCTAGTCCAATCCCAACACAACTAAGCCCAGGTGTAAATGTATCGGAAATCGATCTTTCACAATTCGTTCAACCAGAATCGCTTAACAGTGGTGGTATGGTTGGAACATTTAACTGGGGTCCGTGCCTAGTTGCTAACCGCGTAACATCAGAAAGCGATCTTGCTGCTTTATTTGGAAAACCAACACTTGATCCATCAGATAGTTTGAGTGAAATTGATTTCTTCGCAGCAGCAAACTTTTTGAAGTATTCAAACAACCTCAAGGTTATTCGAATCGAACAATCAAGCGATACAAATTCAACCTCTCAAGAGGCTGGAATAACTAGCATCAATAACTGCACATATCCTAGAATAACCAACGAAGAAGAATTTGCAAAACTTGGTGGGTTCTCTGGTCAAAATGGAATTGAATCCATAGCAAATTTCCGTGCGAGATATCCAGGAAATTTTGGTGACTCGCTTAAGGTAATTGTGTGGGATGGTACAACTAATGAAACCGAATCTGTAAACACCACGGTAGCCGCATATACCGATTTTAATCTGATTGGTGGATATGCACTCGCTACGATGGCGGGTATAAGCACAGGAGCAATTGGATATACTTTTACATATTATAACGGTTCTCCGGATCCAGATGCTGTTATAGATTCAAATGGACATGAACTTCTTGGTACTACATCTGGTACTCACACATATACAATGATTACCATTGTTCCGCCAAGTGGAGTTGAACCAACTACTTTTATAAATTCATTGGATACAACATCGGCAATTAATTTCCTATACGCAACAGGAACAACATCCAGCAATTATACCCTAACAAACAACGGATCTGATCCTAGCGGCAACAACCAAAACTACTATGCGTTGGAATCAATCTCTCCTGTTGGGACAAAATACAATCCATTTAATAAATACAGCAATTCTTCTAACAGTCCAAAAACTGTATTTGCAAAAATAAATTCAACTAGCCCCAAAGCAGTTGATATTCTGTTTTTAAATGCAGATTCTACAAATATGCATCCAACACTCACTTTCGGTAATAGACCGGGTGAGGTTGGGACAAAGAACTACTTAACAAGTGGTATACCATCTAATTTTGGTAGTTTGATCTATAGTGGAAATTTCCCCTCTGGTTCATCAAATCTATTTCCATTATACCGAAATACATGGTCTAAAGTATCGACTGATATATTTGGTTCAACGCCACCATCTACAAGCATAAAGGGTTGGAACCTTCTAGTTGGATTAACTGGCGGTGTTACGTTCACAAAAACTGTAAATGGAACTCAGCAAAGTGTTGGGGTGACTTTTGATACAACTGGCGGATTGACTGGAATTCGGAGAGACTTTTCTTTTGGTATGAAGCAAGTTGGAAATCTATCCACCTTTGCCACAACTGTAACAACCCCTACAAGCGATTTTGCATCTTCTAACTCAATATTCGACAAGATTCCAAATACATCAGAATTCGCTTCTAATGTTGGTGGTTCAAATGACGAAATTAGTTTCGCTGTTATCGATACGGGAGGAAAGTTTGGACCAAAGAACGGATTGCTTGAGAAATTCCAACTTCTTTCTAAGGCAACTGATGCAAAGAATCTTGATGGCGAGTCAATCTACTATAAAGATTTCATCAACAACAACTCTCAGTTTGTTTACTGCACCAAACCATTTGGTTTAAGTGGTGGTGGAAACGCATCATCTGATGCAACCACGGCGTTTGGAGATATCATTTATTCATACGTTGCTGCTGACGGAACCACTTATACTAGAAAGGGATTCTATGAGTCTCAACTAGCGCACGGAGAGTCTTCGCTAACAGGTCCGTCAACTCTGGAATATACGAAAGCATACTCAATATTTGCGGATGATGACTCGGCTGTTGATATTCTGTTTGTTCCAGAATCATCAGTTAGTAGTGATACTTCTCAAGCAGTAGAAGATATGGTTGAAAGAATTGCGTATGACACAGTAATATCACCACGAAAAGACACTGTGCTTGTCATACCAACACCAAAGCCATCAAACCCAAATCAATATTCATCGCAGACAGCAACTAACACCATCAATTTCAGAAAGAATGTGTTACAAGTTCCGTCGAACTCATACACAATTCTTGTTGCTGGTCGAAAAGTTTTCTTCGACACCTTCAACAATCAGTTGAGAAAGATGTCTCTCTCGTCAGATGTTGCTGGAATTCTCTGCGCCCAAGAAATTCCTTGGGAGTCTCCAGCAGGATTCTCAAGAGGCTTTATCCGAAATGCTGTGAAGTTGGAAACAAACTTCAGCAAGGCAGATCGCGACGAACTCTACAAGAATGGAATCAACTTCTTTGTTCAGTTCAACGATGGTTCTGGAACTGTTCTTTACAGCGATAAGACCATGTTGACGAAGCCAAGTGCATTTGATCGCATAAATGTTCGTAGAGTGTTTATTGCCCTTGAGAAGGCTATTGCCAAAGCAGCCAAGTATTCTCTCTTTGAATTCAACGATGAGTTTACTCGTTCTCAATTCCGCAATCTTGTAACACCATTCCTTTCTAATGTTCAAGCACAACGCGGTATTGCTGATTTCAAGGTTATTTGTGATGAAACGAACAATACATCGCAAGTAATCGACAACAATCAGTTTGTTGCAGACATTTATATCAAGCCATTGAAGTCCATCAACTTCGTTCAGTTGAACTTCGTTGCTGTGAGAAGTGACTTCAACCTAACCACCATCGAATAAATAGACTATAGGGAGTAACAAAGAATGAACATCAAGAGATTTGCAAATGCAATGCAGGGAGCGGGCGTTAAGCCATCGCTCTTTGAAGTTCAAGGAAACATCGGTGGGACTCAAAGTCCTCTCACCCCATTCCTTGTAAAGTCTGCATCATTACCAGGAACGGCACTAGGAACAATCGAAATTCCATATCGTGGAAGAAGAATCAAAGTTCCTGGCGACAGAACATTTGGTGATTGGTCTATCACAATCATCAACGACAATAAGTTTCAGTTGCGTAACTTGTTTGAACTTTGGGTTAACAGCATTCAAGCAATGGAGCGAAATGTTGCTTCATCAGAGTTTACAAATCTTGCAGGACCAATATTCCAAGATTGGCAAGTCAATCAACTTGATCGTACTGGTAAACCACTCAAGGCATACAAGTTGATTGGTTGCTTCCCAACAGACATCTCGTCAATCGACTTATCATACGAAGCAACTGATCAGATTGAAGAGTTTAGTGTGACCCTTGCTTACTCATACTTCACTTCAAACGTCGGTACGCCAGACGCATCTACGCTTCCTGTTTTGAGTAACTTCACGCCTACAGTGTAATTTTATTTGGAGAAATGAATGGCTTTTGAACTTTTTGGTTGGTCGCTCGGTAGAGCGGGTGAAAGAATAGCCCCGAAACTTGAGCAGGAGGATATCAAGACGAACGCATCGTTCGCCCCTCCTGATCTTGATGACGGGGCTATGCCCATTTCTTCTGGTGTCTATTTTAGTTCGTACATGGATTTCGATGGTGGGATCAAGTCAACAGCAGACATGATTCGAAAGTACAGAGAGATGGCTCTCTATCCAGAAGTAGAGATGGCTATCGATGACATCTGCAATGAAGCAGTTGTCTATGATGACACAAAGCGTCCCGTTGAGATAGTAGTTGACAATAGAAAATTATCTCCAAAGATAAAGACCAAGATTGAAGAGGAGTTTGATGAAATACTCAGACTCCTAAAGTTTCAAGACAAGGGATACGAGATATTCCGCAAGTGGTACATAGATGGAAGACTCTATTATCACAAGATCATCGACAAGGAAAACCCAAAGAAGGGTCTTGTTGAACTTCGTCCAATCGAATCGACTCACATCAGAAAAGTCAGAAATGTTCAGAAGAAGAAGGACAAGGCAACCAATGCCGATCTTGTCACCAAGGTCGATGAGTTCTTCGTCTACAGCGAGCGAGAAGAAACATCCACAACCACTGCTGCATTCACTCCTGCCACACCAACAAAGGGTGTGAAGATTGCCACAGATTCGATCTGCTATATTCACAGTGGTTTGTTTGACTCTGGTAAGAAGAGAGTCCTGTCGTATGTACACAAGGCATTGAAGCCACTCAACCAACTCAAGATGGTCGAGGATGCAGTTGTCATCTATCGTCTATCTCGCGCACCTGAACGTAGAGTGTTCTATATCGATGTCGGAAATCTTCCAAAGAACAAGGCAGAGCAGTATCTCAAGGACATCATGAACCGTTACCGAAACAAGTTGGTTTATGATGCATCTACGGGAGAACTGAAGGACGAACGACGGCACATGACCATGCTTGAGGACTTCTGGATGCCTCGCCGCGAAGGTGGCAAGGGAACGGAAGTCAGCACCCTACCAGGTGGTCAGAACCTCGGGCAGATGGACGATGTTCTATACTTTCAGAAGAAGTTGTACAAGTCTCTCAATGTTCCAATGTCCCGTCTTGAGACGGATCAGAACGGCTTCAACATGGGTCGCCAAGCGGAAATCACGCGAGACGAACTCAAGTTCTTCCGTTTCATCGAAAGACTCAGGAAGAAGTTTGCAGAACTTTTCCTTGATGCACTGAAGACTCAGTTGCTACTCAAGGGTGTAATCACGAAGGAAGATTGGGATTATATTCACCCAATGATCCGCTTCGATTTCCGTAAGGACTCCTATTTCACGGAAGCCAAGGAAAACGAGATCATGACAAATCGCCTCAATCTTGTGAACTCTGCCGATCCATATCTTGGCAAGTACTTCTCCAAGTCATACATTCAGAAGAATATCCTGAGATTGACTGAAGAAGAAGTTGCAGACATTAATGCACAGGTGGAGCAAGATAAGCAGCAAGACCCAAACAATTCCATCCCAACACAGATTGCTACACAGGTCACTACACAACAGATGACAGGCGATGTTCAGATGCAGCAACAGTTGCAACAGCAACAGGCTCAGGCACAGATGCAAGCACAAATGGGTGGCGGTGAACAAACACAGAGTAATAAGAAACAATAGATAATAGAATCTAGGAGAATAAAATGTCCGACTCAAGAGATCTAATCAGAGCAATCATGGACGAAGATTTCGTCGCTGCTAAGGAACTTACAAACAGCCTTCTTTTCTCCACTGTTGCAGACAACATCGATGATGTTCGTGCAGAAGTTGGTCAAGGCATTTATGGCGATATAGATGTCAATGAAAACCTTATTGGCAATCAACACAAAATTGATATGAACAAGAATGGTAAATTGGACGCAAAAGATTTCAAACTCCTCCGCTCGAAAAAGAAGGGCTAAAGAATCATGCTACTGATTACAGAACACAACGAGACAAACATTCAGACCATTGCTGAGGATGCTGGCAACGGAAAGAAGAACTACTACATTCGTGGTGTGTTCATGGAATCCGAGCAAGTGAACAAGAATGGTCGCGTCTACCCACAATCCATCATGGAGCGTGAGGTTGAGAAGTACAATGAGAACTACATCAAGAGCAGCCGTTCTCTTGGCGAACTAGGACACCCACAGGGTCCATCCCTCAACCTTGATCGTGTTTCACACATCATCAAGGAAATGAACATGGATGGCACGGTTGTCTATGGCAAGGCAAAGATCCTCGACACCCCATTCGGAAACATCGTAAAGAATCTTATTGATGAGGGTGTTCGTCTTGGAGTTTCATCCCGTGGCATGGGTTCGCTCAAGCAAGTGAATGGAATCAACGAAGTTCAGGATGATTTCAGTCTTGCCACGGTCGATATCGTTGCAGACCCATCCGCCCCAAATGCCTTTGTAAACGGCATCATGGAAGGAAAGGAATGGGTTTGGAATAATGGAATCCTACAGGAGAAGACCATTTCCTCCTACCAAAAAGTTATAAAGAAGGCTAGTTCAAGAGAACTAGAAGAAGCAAAGTTAGAAGTCTTCAAGGACTTCATATCAAAACTCTAAATAATATACATAGGGAAGACAAAGGAGATTTCTAATGCCTCAGCCAGAAGAGTTCTACGAAGAAGAAGAGATCCTTGAAGACACCGACAACGAAGTTGACGAGGATGATACCATTGACGAAGAAGAGCCAGTCGAGGAGGAACTCCTTGATGAAGATGAAGAAGACTTCGAAGATGATGAAGAGTTTGACGATGACGAAGACTTTGAGGACGATGAGTCCGAAGAAGAAGATGTCACCGAAGAATACGAAGTTGTTGCAACTAGCGACACCAATACTGACTTTGGCGGTGGA